ATCAGCCACTTTTGATCCATTCTCTCCATCCAGCCCGAAGGCATACAATCTTAGAGAAAGTGTTAGGTATCTAGAACCCTAAAGGAGTTTCATTTAAGCATAGACCTAATAGGACCGTTTTTATCATATTATTATCTAATATTACATCCTTTAACGGTAAAGCCGCCGACGGAATCGAACCGTCTGTTTTTGAGGAATTTAACCTCTTCATCATTTACTAATTAATTCTAATTTAATCTAAATTTTGGTCACTCCTAGCTGAATCAAGTATTTTCAAAGAACATCTTTTGTGGGGTGAGAATGGATTCGAACCATCGAAGACTCCGTAGAGCCACCCTGTTTACGGCAGGGCCCGTTTGGCCACTTCGGTATCGCCCCGTTAGATTGGGTTGGGCCACCCGCGCCCATGCCGGTTTTCTAAAGTCAGGTCTTGCAAGTTACCACCGGTCGAAGACCACTCTACCTATTCCCCAATCTGTAAATGACTTAATAATCTCTCACGTCCTCTTACTATTGAGATTAATAGGAATCCGAGGATTTCCTACCAGGCTAATTTCTATTGCAGTCTGCAGTAACTTTACGCTACATTCTTGAACTACAACTCTCATTATCATTGATCGTAAACCGAGGTTCGGTAATCGACGACCATACGCCCTACGGGCGCCTGATTAAGCCAAGTATCTTTATCAAAGAACTGTTTTTTATTCTAAGGCTAATGTAATCAAAAGTTTTCAAATAAAAAAATATTTTTGAAAATTTTTTGTGGAGCCTCCTGGGATCGAACCTGGATCTCTGGATTTTCAGTCCAGCGCGTTGACCAACTCTGCCAAGACTCCGTTATAGTTTTTGGTCACTTTATCACGACATGTACAAGAACCACCAAGACTGTTTCGATCAATTTCGCCAAGGAAACTTCATCCTTCTGCTGGTTAGGCGTCCGAATTACTAACCTTTTGTGCCGCCGAAGGGACTCGAACCCCTACGCCCGAAGGACCTGATCTACAGTCAGGCGAGCCAGCCAATTGCTCAACGTCGGCATTTGGTGTCCAAAGGGGGACTCGAACCCCCAAACCTGTTATGGCACTAGCCCCTCAAGCTAGCGTGTCTACCAATTCCACCATTTGGACGTATTGCGTGCGGGATTCGAACCCGCGAATCATTACGAATCAGATTGAAGGTCTGACCACTTTGGCCGCTTGTATAACGCAACATTTGTACTCGGTAGGGGAGTCGAACCCCTGATCCCCAGGATGAAAACCTGATGTCCTGACCACTAGACGAACCGAGCATTACAATTCATGAAAATTATTATTTATAAGTTCATTAATCCTTCTTTCATCAAATACTGCTGCATAAATTTTTTCCTTGGGTCGAAATTTTTAATTTTAATCTATATCGAAAATTAAAATTTTTACTATGAATTAATGAATCTAAAAACTGTAAAAATTGTTTATTCATTTCCATTTTTTCTTCCTCTAAAAGTTGGTGTTTGTGAATGACAATTTGGACACAATATTTTTAAATTTTCTAATCTATTATCCCTTTTATTTCCATTTATGTGGTCTAATTCTAGTACAAGAATTTTGTCATTCCATTCTTCTCCTAATCCACATTCTTCACATTTTGCTTCTTTATACCCTTCTGCAATTAATTTATTTTTTAATTGATAACTTCTAAGATATTTTTTTCCATTAAATACATCTTCAAGTGATATATTTGCGATTCCTTTTCCTCCTTGATTTGGTTTCCATAAACCCAATAATATTGTTTTTCGTTTAAATGTGGAATATGGAATTCCAATAATTTTTGATGCTTCAGACATTGTTCTACTTTTTTTGCAAGCCTGAATAATTTCGTTATCTAATTCTTTTTTATTCATGGTTAACTCTTTTACTTTATATATTTGAGTTAACCATGAAATTTGTGCCCCCAGAGAGACTCGAACTCTCAATGTCATAGACGCCTGGTCCTAAGCCAGGTGGATATACCAATTCTCCTATGGGGGCGTTACAGGTCTTTCCCTGAAGTCAATCATCTAGAACGGACCGCAGGGCCACCAACTGGCCCCCGTTGACGCTGTTGATTCAGTCGGGGTAGCCGGGCTCGAACCGACGACCTCATGCTCCCAAAGCATGCGCGCTACCAACTGTGCTATACCCCGTTTTGCAGGTCTTTCCCTGCTGTCAATCGTGTTGATCGTTGCAGTATGTTACCGTTACACTAATATCAGTTTATGAACCGATATGAGGGATTTGAACCCTCAACTCTCTTTAATGACGATGTTCACTCAGCTGCCCCACCACGACTCGAACGTGAATCCCAGGATCCAAAGTCCCGTGCACTGGCCATTGTGCTATAGGGCAATTTTTTGTAGGTCTATTCCCTACAGTCAATTGTGTCGATCATGGTACCGGATTTGAACCAGTCTTCCCAGACACCCGCCGGGCGTGCTACCATTACACTAACTCCACAATGTTCACTCAGTTGCCTTACAGGGACTCGAACCCCGACAGACCAAGCTCCAGAGGCTTGCGCGCTGCCAATTACGCTATAAGGCAGTTTAAGTTGAGAAATTTAAAGAGAGTTTTATCAGCAATTGTATGGAGTTGACGAAGTATCTCTCTTATTACTACAACTTTATTTGGCGGGGAGAGCTGGATTTGAACCAACAAATTTAGTATTTCAAAACTAACGTTTTACCTTCGAAGTAACTCTTCGTTATTACTACATTTACATGAGAAAGTCAACTAGAGTGTTTTTTCTTTTTTAAACTTTCTCCCCATTGGAGCCGGCAGACGGATTCGAACCCCCGACCTGCTGTTTACAAGACAGCTGCTCTACCTACTGAGCTATGCCGGCATAAAAATAAAATAAAAAACTGAGAAACTCGTTTAGAGTATTTTTTCTTACGGCGTGTCTACCATTTCACCATTCCCCGCGAATATCTGTGCAGGGAAGGAGGACTTGAACCTCCACATCTTGCGATACCGGCTCCAAAGCTACGAAGTAACTCTTAACATTACTATAGTTTAGAGGCGAATCCCAGAGTTGAACTGGATTCTGAGGTTTTGCAGACCCCCGCATGGCCGTCCTGCCCATTCGCCATATTTTTTATTCGTTCCTTTAATTCATCAATTGTTATAGATGAATTTTTATATTTTTTTTTTGATTATCTTTATGAAGAACTAATTTACAATTGGCTGGGTGTGAAATTATTTTGCAGTCAATATTATTTATAAATCCGTCTTTAACAGAATATAAATGATCTCTTGAAACTCCATTAAGATTATTTGTTGGAGAATACCACCCGTATTTTTCAATCAGAATTAGTTCAAAATAATTCGGATAATCATAAACATTAAATTTAAATTGTGATTTAATTTTATAATTTTCAAATGCAGTTCGTAATGTTTGATAATATAATTTATAACACTCAACTGAACAGAATTTTTTATGGCAATCATTTCCACAATTCAAACATTTTTTTGGCTCCTTTCGTTTTGGTGATTTACATCCTTTTAGCTTTTGACTTATTTTAATATTTATGTCTAATCTTTTTTCTTTGGTGCTAAATGATTTAGCACACGTTTTAGAACAAAATCTACCTTTACCATAAGAACCATTGTGTTCTTTATTACAATTTTCACAGATTTTCATTCGAACCTATTTCTACTATATATTCAAAATAGGTTCGAAGAAATCTTATTTTAACGTTACCAATATGTCAAAGAACCAAAAAAAACCCTCCAGACTTTCGTGAGGAGGGTGAAGAAGTTATATAAGAGTATGACAACCTACTTAACCACTATATTTTCCCTCCTTAAGAGCATAAAATAGCTCTTCACAAAGTTGTTGTGGTAAACTAAAGAGGCTATATGTTAAATACGTTGCCATCATCTTTGAAAATCTTTATCGCTTTTTAAATCATTTTTAATATTATTATATATACACTCACCCACAAAAAGTTTTGATAGATAGTGCAAATATAATCAATTTTTTCAAATAAAAAAATTTTTTAGTGTTTTTTTTTCAAAAATTATATTTTTTCAAAAAATTCTCTCCTGTAATTTGTTCTCCCATTTCTCCTATCAATCTATCGTTTATCATATCTGTTACAAATGGGGCTTTACGCTGAGTTAAATAAAATTTCGAATCTAATTTATCTATAACAAGAATAAATGGCCCAAATTCTTTATAATATTGTTCTATATATTTTCTTGCTTGGTTCAACGGCATTCCAAATGGTGTTTTCGAAGCCCATAATACATTAAACTTCCAAAAATCTCGTAATACTTCTTCTGTATCTATATCGAATTTAAATATAGCGTATGATGGAGTTTCTCTTACAATATATTTTTTGTAATGTTTAAAGGATTTATCGAACCTAGATTCAATCTCTTGTTCTGTTTTGGGTTTGAAAATATCTTGTAATGCTTCATTTACAAATTTTGCATTCATGAAAAATTTTCTATTAATTCATTTTCAATTTCTTTAAATGCAACTTTTTTCTTTTGTATTTTTCCATGAAATTTATTAACCAATCCAAGTTCTTCTTTTTTCTCATTAATACGTATGTAAATTGATTCTTTAACTAGAGAATGATTAACAACTCCTTTTTCTTTAACCATTTGTGTATAATAATCTGCGAGTTTGATACAAGTTCTTAATTGTTGTGCATTTTGGCAAGAATCTATTATATTAAAAACTTTTTTAATTGGAGCAATTTGTGTCATATCAAGTGGTTATTTTTTTATATATCATATCCCCAATTTATTAATATTGTCTAATTTTTTTGTGAAATAATTTTCTAAAAAATCCTACTCTATCACATGATATTTGTTCAAGTTTATCTTGAGATGTATCTGCATCAATAGTTGTCCACACTTCCCAATGCATTCCCCAATCTGCCAATTTATAATAGGTATATCCACCATCTCCCCATTGAGAACTCCATGAATTTCGTATGATAAAGGAATCCTTTAACCATCCGGCTACTGTCACAGCATGTCCTCCCATAGCCTGCTGATTTGGAAAATCTGGTTTCCAAAATTCTCTTTTTTCAGGATTATAAACAGAAAAAGCAATGTAACAGGGTCCATTTGCAAACAAAGCCTTTTTAAGAGAATCTATAGTTCCTATTGCCGCATATCCTGAAATTCGATACTTAGCAGCAGTTTCAGCTAAGGATGGTTTTAATGCAGAAGGATCTAAGTTTTCAAATGAAGAAGCATATGGATAATCTTTTTCAGGAACAATACCAACATGATATAGAATTTTCATTGTATCTCTGGGTGTCATTCCTTCTGTTCCATAATTCTCCCTTAAATTGTAAACGAATTGTGGTGACATATAACCTTTAAAATTTACATCCACCCGTTCTTGCCATTCTTTCATTGCTGCTGCAGTTTGTGCAGAACAAGTTCCATATTGTCCTTGATCTCTGACCGGCGGCATTCCGTTACGTAGATCTAATGTTGCCGGAAGGGCAACAGAATATGGATATATACTTTCAAGTAGAAAGTCTCTATCGTCTTTTGGGCTAGGTTGTAGATTAAATACATAATTCATATTTTTAATTTATTATTTTTTTATCTATTGGTGGACACCAAACAGTATTATATAAAGTCCTTACATAATCCACATCTAAAACATTAGCTTGTAATAGTTTTTCGTCTGTTATAATACTTAAATCTCTGTCTGTTATCCATGGATTTAATATTGTGTGCCATCTATGACTTGTCATAGGTTTATAATTATTAATTTTATTCTTTGAAATATTTTCCTTAGACCCTAATATCATTTTTATCACATAATTATGTCTAGGAGTTATTTTTAAACACATTTTTTGTAACTTTGTTTTTAATTTTGAGTTTGGCATAAAATAAATCTTCCATGCAACACAGTGTAAATCTTGTACGGAATATAATTTTTTAGCTAATTTTTTTATTCTTTCCGGTTTTAAATCATTGTCGATTTTAATCCACCCATTTTGGCAAACTTCATCTTCGAATGGAGCAATCTTATAAATTAACTTGTTCCATAGTGTAACAAGTTTAATTTTTGGAATCATATAAAAATAAAATAACAGTTCGTTTAATTTATTTCCCACTAATGCTTTGGCCCATAAATAAAAAGAAGGATTAAAATTTATCTTTGTATGATTAATAAAATCTTTAAGTGATTCCTGAGAATATCCAGCATATTTAAACGCAAAAATAGAATAAGCTACATGATCGGCAACTAATGGGGGTAATTTATCGGCTTTAACAGGATATGGACGCCCAATATATTTGTATTTTTTTCCAATTTGTTTTTTTGTCCAACAAGATTCTATACCCTCAATAAATCTTTCATCTCCATAACATAAATAAGCAATAAAGGATCTGACTATCGCCTCGTATCTGCCACCTCCTATTATTGTAACATTCCATTCTTCATTTTTACATAGCATCAAATTATGTTCTTGATCTACATAATTATAAGTATCTGGATTTCCCCAATCTAAAGGCATAAATTAACTTTATTTTATATATCATTAATCCACACCAATAAAAAAAGGGGGCTAAGCCCCCTTGATAATCGATATCATTTTTAATTCATTGCAAGTTCTTTTAAATCTGATTTAATTTCGTTTTCTATTGGACCAAAATAGGCTAATATTTTTTCATCAGATAGTGTTATTACTTGTTGATACATTTGGATGTTTGAGTCCATATTGATCTGTATCATTATCTTACGTAATGAATTTTCATACGAGGAGGCAGTAGCATATCTTTCTCCCTTTAAATTTTTATACCCGCTGTCTTGTAATAGATGGTTTAAGTCTTTATATATTGTATCACCTTTAGCGGTTATATTAATTAAATACTTTTCTTTAAGAAGTTTCAAATATGGTTCTATTGATTCATTTGCATTGCTATATCGGTATTTAATCTCTCCGTTGTCATAGGTACCAACATTCCACACAGAATTTGTTTGGGTGGCCATTCCCCTTGTCCCTAGATGAGATTCTAATATACCTTGTGCAACAACAAACGTAATATCCATATTATATTCCAGACATTTTAAGACTAGAAACTCCGGATCTAATTTAGAATCCGGAGCAATTCGATGCATATAGACCTTAACTTCATTTATTAACTCCATACGCCCTCGACTGCGAACAGAATAAACATAAGATGTATTCGAAAAATCAGAACTTAATGGCTGGGCATTCGCGGGGGTTTCTCCGGAATTAAAAGAAAACATAAGTATTATTAAGAATAAAAAGTTAATTAAAAAGAATTTTTTAAATTTTCCGGATTTCGTTTGCAAATTTTTAGTTTGTTTTACTACTTTCATAATTCATTTTTTTAGTTTAACTTAATGCCAAGATGTACTCAATTATTTTTTAGCATTTACTCAATAATGTAAATTTAAATAAAATAATTGGTTCAAAAAAATTTTACATCAATAGCATTTATTAAGCTATTAGAGCTTATTTATTTTAGGAATTGTAAAGCTTACTAATCTTCAAATAGGGAAATATTCCCATGATCAGTTTCGCTGTCCTCAGGCTCTTCTGAGGATATATCATTATTTGGAATAGTAATCCTTATTTCAGAATTATATTCCTCATCGTTTTCTTTTATATATCTTTGAGTAGATGTTAGTTTCTCATCCTCCTCTAGTGTACGAATAGTCATATAGGGGCGATCCTTTATTTTTCCATCTATCAATTTAAGTACACTAAAGAATTCTATTTCGTCATCATCAATTAACCTCGAAATCATCCTAGATCCATTCCCTTCAAGTAATACATATTTTCCGTGCGCACGATTAGAATTAGCCCTTGTTAAATCTCTATAAAATATACCGCCACGCCCCTTAAGCCACTTTTTGTACCTATCACCGGACATATCCTTAGGAAGATACGCTTCCACGTGCCCATTTGGAATGCCAATTACAACATCATCTACAACATTAGGTACTAAATTTAGAATTTTTAAATCTTTAATTGAAAGATTTTTTTCTTCTACGGCTTCAAGTAATTTTTTAACGTCCATGTTTTTCAATTTTATTAGGGTCTAATTTCTTTTTATATAATTGATTTCTGAAATCTAAGTTAAATGCGACTAATTCTATTTCGGCTTGGGCAGAGAGAGTTTTTCCTTCATTTATTAATTTCTTAATCTTATCTTCCCAAGTATTTCCCCATACAATCGATTCATTTAAAAATATTTTGACGGCATCTAATCCACCCTTTTGCCAACATTCCACAACCCTTTTAACTGTTGCAATAGGGGGGTTTGTAGTATCTGTTTCGTCTTCTCTACCTAAAAACTTTCTGTAATTTACTTCTCGAAATATTTTGTCTCTTTTTTCCATCTATTCAGCCACGTGTTTAAAAAATTCTTAGCAGCATCATTAGCGATTTTTTGAATATTACTTCCACTTAAATAATTCTTTTTGTGAAATTTTTTCCAGTAATAAACATGATCAACAAATGACACGGCAATATTGGCTTGATATGCTTCAAATAATCCTTTGTCTTTTCGGATCTGGGATTCAATATCAAAAATTTGTACAGTCTTTTTTGCAAGACTTACACGATAATTTTTATGCGATATAACTTCAATTTTAAACATGCCAAAGACTTTGTACGTGCCATATATGCATTTGTGATCCGTCAATTTTGGATTTTGCAGTTATCATAATACATTCTCCTCCATGATATTCATCTGACTCCATTTTTATAACTAAAATATTTGGATTTGTCAGTTCAATTTCATCCTTAATGATTGTCCACTCAATTTTTCTTTCCCATTCTTTTATAATATCCATTCCAATGGATTATTTATCTGACACAGTAAAATTATAGTTATAACAGTATCAACAACATACATTAAAAATATATGAAAATTAAATGAATCTGATCTTTTAATAGACGGAAACATTGATATAGTTGTTAATATAGCTAAGGCAACCATAGATAAAGAAACCCACCACCATTGTGTAAATAATAGTAACGCAAGATAAATCATATAGGAATAAGCTATAAAATTTAGTAAAGGATATTTTCCCTTAATTAATTGGGGTTCATTCTTTTTATTCCAACTTGAAATAACATTTTCCCAGGAAAGCTTACTAATGAAAAGTTTTAAAACTTCCCATATTATAAATACTAATGTCAGTTTTTGTAATAATTCGCTCATGATTCTAATATTTTTTCAAAGTTTTGTAATTCTTTTTTCATTGAATCTGGAAAAATTTCAATAGCTTCTCTTACAGATTTTAAATCATAACCAAATTTAATAGCATATTGTTTTATTACAGATTCCTTTATGTTTATTTTCTTTTCTTTTTCTTCTTGTTTCTTTTTAACACCAGCAATAAACATCCAAAAAGGTGTCTTTCCTTTATATTTTCGAATAAGAAAGCGTTGCCAGAAATCAACAACAGCAGATTCATTTATTTTAAGACGTTGTAAAGCTTGTGCTTCTTCAGGATGTTGAATTGCCATCCTTCGATTTATCATAAAGAAGTGTTTTCTCTTATCTCCAGGGGTTACCGAAGAGTATTCTTCTGGTTTTTCAAACATAATCTTTGTAAGTTCAAAGAGTTCCATTCTGGATAGTATTTAGATAGTTTTTTCCTGGAGCTTCAGGTTACTTATTTTATGCAGTACTTTTAAAAAGTTTTCCAAAATCTGTTAATTTTCTGTTAAATTTTCTTTGTTCATTGAAATTCGAATATTTTTTAAAGATGTTTTTTTAGCCAACCCTTTAATTAAATCTTCTGAAAAATCTTGAATATCTATTCCTGGAGGATAAAATTGAACTCTACTATGGCCATTCATCGTGGGAAGTATCAGTATTTTAAAATCATCACCTATTTGTTTTTCTAAATAATCTCTTGCTTCTGCCATCCGTTGACGAGCTTTTATAGATGACATTGTTCCCATCTCAACAAATAATATAAATAGTGGTTTTGTCATGGTCATTCATCCTTTATAGAATTTAAAAACACTTCAACCCATTTATTTGCCTCATTACATTTATTGATATTATCTTTTAACCTTTCTTCTGCATGTTGCATATCCTTAATATTATCATCTAATAAAGAATCTCTAATAGCTTTTGGATCAATAGGTTTATCTTTCAAGGAATTAGTCATCTCAATATATGTTTCATGATAACTTAAATCACAATCATGTTCAATAGTACTTTCAAGTTGTTGAACCATAAATTCTTTTATTTCAACATGTTCTGGCGTTGGAGGCTCATATTTTCTGGCTTGTTCTAGTAAATATTCTAATTTTACTCGTATAACTTTTATTTCCTCTATTCGTTGAGAATGATATTTTAAAGTGGATTCAATTGTTATCCTTTCTCTTTCTATTATTTGTTCATCAGTAATTGAGAAAATTTCAACCATTCTTTCTCTGGCCTCTTTAACGGCATTGACATAATATTGATCAGGTTTTGCTGGCTCATATTTTACATCTTGTTCATCTCTCATATGGATAGCGGCTCCAAAAGCTTTTACACAAACAAGAGCAAAATCGCGAAAGGTATTAATTTTTCCATCTATAATTCCGGCTGTATATCCTGTAGGCATATTGTTTTAGATTTATGTTTTAAATTTGTATAATATGTATGAGCAAAACTACTTTTAATTATTTGGTTCATATACAGTTTTGGATCACAATTTGATTTTTCATTATACTTTTTCCAATGTAGTAAAAGATCTAAAATAGCAGATTGAAATAAGTCATCATATAAATTCTGATTATTATATTTAAATCCGGTTAGTGATACCTTAACGAGATCATAAAATAACTGAACAAGCCTTTTTGAGGGTTCTTCTTTTTGTTTTGAACTAATAATTTCAACGTAAAGTTCCCCTCTTATTTTTATTTCTTGATTGTGTTCCCAATTATATTGTAATTCATCAACACTCATTAAAATAATTGTGTGTTTAACCTATCAATTTCTTTAAAAATAGATGCTTCACTTCCATTATTGTTTCTTACATAACGAGTTCCTTCCAAGATAGAATTCATATTCCAATTTTGAGGATGTACAGTTGGTCTTTGTAATTGTTCTTGGACTTGTTCATCAAATTTATCCAAAATTTCTTGAGGAAAAACATGACGAGATAATACAACTAATTTAATTTGTCTATTTAGTCTGTCAACCATATTTCGGAAAGACGGAGTATGTCCGGCCATTTCTGTTATTTGATCATAAATTATTGGGGCCTTTTCGACAAGATCTAAATAATCCTTAGCTCCAATGTAATCGATAATCTTTTGGAATTTTGATTCAGTGATACGAACCATTTTTCCTTTATCACTAAGCCAAGAATAAATGGCAGGAACATTATCTCCATCATCGCCGCAAAATATTTTTTTCATGGCAATATATTCCCCGTTTACTTCTTCTACAGAAACCTTTTCATTATCTCTTAGCTTTTTAAAATCGTCTTTGTCAACATCAATAGCTCTATTGAAAATATCGCCACTATCTAACTTTTCGATCCAATCATGAAAATGATGAGGTACAAATAATCTTTTAGTTGCATTTTTGCCAGTTGAAAATGGATTATAAACTGTAGAGAAAACCATTTTTCCTGGTTCATATGGGAAAAATGCAACTAATTGACGTACATCTTCATCAGCAGAAACTATAATAACATGTTGATTTTGATCAAACAATAATTTATCTCTCCATAAAGTGATGATGTCATCTGCTTCAGCATTATCAATTTTAGTAACGATAAACCCATTTGAATTAAGGATTTCTCCAAACTCTCTCATTGTATTAAATACATTGTCCCAATTGATCATTCCACTTTTTTCGCGATTGGCTTTATAACCATCATTCTCATCAATTGAAATTTCTTTTCTCCAAGATCTGGAATCAAGAGCAAAAATAACTCTTGAGGGATTTAGTTGTCTTATAATAAAAGATACATCAGTAGAAACCTTTCTCATTAATTGATCGACTTCGGACTGATTATCAAATGAATAATTTTTTGCTCCATAACCTCCAACTATAAAGAGGCTTCTGAAAAACATGTTTGATAAATCAAAAATTACATTGGTCATACTTATACTTTAAAATGGTAAATCGTCTTTTTCTGGTTCTTTGATCCTTCCGTTGAATTCTTTATTTTTATTCAAAAAGGATCTAATATTTCCTTTGAAGAAAGCTAATATTTCGCCTTCATTTTGATACAAAAAGTCTTCTTCTATTTCATGCTCTTCATTAGTTGTTCCATATCCAGTGTATATCTCTTTAACTTTATAAGTAATTTCATCATTTTGGCCATTACTATGAAAAGCTGTTATCGATAACACTTGAACATCTCCTTTTTTCTTGCCATTCTTTATGAAGAATAAATAATCTCCGGGGTTATATTTCGTCTGAATATTCATAACACCAAAAGTAATTTAAAATTGTTAAAAATAAAAATGTTTTCTGTTAAAATTCTGTTAAGATTATTTCAATATCTCTTGTATCTTAAATACACAAGCTAAAAGAGTAATCATTGGATCTACTACAAATTCTTTTTGATATTGATATTCAGCAACACAAATGATCACTAAAGGAAGTCTGTCAATTTTGCTTGGAGCATTATTCTTTATGTATTCAGGAAAATCTCTTCCTAAAACAATAAGTGACTCATCAACCTTAGTTCCATATTGATTGACAATAAATTTGTAATTATCAATAGGATTTGGTTTTGCTAAGCACAAATCAAATAAATCTTTAAAATCAAAGTTGATATTGAAATTTTTTGGATCAAGAACTTTAATTCCTCGATAATAAAAACTTTGGATATTTTGAACAATGGTTCTCATATCAGGAAAATCCTTAACTACAAATTTTGTTAATACTTCATCAGTATAAGTTACCTTTATAGCATCTAATATTTTTGCTACTCGTGTTTTATATTCTCCAATTAAATAAGTTTCTTCATCTTTATCAATAGCATCATATGAAATCATATGAAACCTCGATTGAACTGGTGCCGGAACCTTTTGAATATGATTACAAGAAGCAATAAATCTTGAAGTAGCTGCATATCGTTCCATAACCGATCGCAGGGCCTTAAAGAACTCCTCGGTGGCACCATCTATCTCGTCTAATATGACACATTTAAGATTTTCTGAGCCTCCCTCGAGTGATATGGTTGAACAAAACTTGGATATTTTTTCTCTAATAATATCAATACCTCGTTCAGATGAAGCATTAATATAGAGGTATGGATGATTCTCTGCTAATATGAACAGGGAAGATGTTTTCCCTGTTCCGGCAGAGCCATATAATAAAATGTTTTGAACTAATCCTTGTGAAAGCTCAGTCTTTATTCTTGCAGGAGCAATTAACTGAGTTAGATTTTTAGGACGAAATTTTTCTGAAAATAATTCTTTTACACCTGCCATTATTCATGTTTTTGTTTTTATGTAAATGAAAGACAATAGTTTTATTCAAACAACACAAATAACTTATTGTCTTCTGTAAGTAATTTATGTCCTTCCCATGTGTTGCCAATTTTGTTTTTAACTTTTAATACAACATCTGGGGTAGTTTCGATAAATGTAAACTCAATAGCTGGGCCATTCCACTTAACAACCTGAACATTTTCATCTGGACCACTGTAAACAGTAAATCTGGTTCTTATTTCAACAGGTTCCTTGGCAATTCCTCTTACTTCGTTTGCCAAAACTTCTTCAAAGGTTTCATAATTAGATTTCCACCAATTGAAATTATTATCAAGAATCATTATGGCTGCTTCGACATAAGGAAATGTGTCCTTTATTGAATTTAAGAAGGTTACGGTTCCGTATTCTTTTTCCATCTTTTTATTTTATTTATCATCAATGATCTTTTCGATTTTTTTAAAATAATCGAGTATTACTTGATCATGATTAAAAGCCCACTGATAATTGTGAATATCTTCTATAGGAATCCACATTGGGTCTTCAACCTCTCCTGGAAGCTCATTGTAATCAGTTGATAATTCTGGAAGGTTGTTTGTTTTTAAAATCATTGCAATCCCATATCTCAATGAGATATTTTGTCTGTTTTCAGTTGGCTTGGTATTGGTATACCACGGATTATCTAGATCATTAGATATTATCGCTTCGGCTGATTTAATCAAATCAGGAAGATAAATTCCACATTCTTCCCAAGCTTCCCTATAAATAGCTTCTTCGCCAGATTCATCCCAATCAAAATAGCCAGCAACAAGATTCATTTTTCCTCGGTTATCTGCTGCAGCAGGACCACGTTTTGAAGCCAAAACATAAGGACCTTCTAAATTATAGGTCCAAATTAAAATAGCTAAATTAACGGCAGCAGAACGTGAATCCCACACTTCTCTTCCATCGATATTATAGGATTTATTTGGTCGATTTTTAAATTTTGGTATCATACTATTTTCTTTTTTTCTTAAACGTAAATGTTGCAGGATAACTCTCATTATAACCAGGACGATCATACTCAACAGACCATCCAGCTTTTCTATAAATCTCCTCAAAATCAAACCAGTGATTATCATAAACTTTTTGTCTGTCACTGCCTAATTCTCCTCCACCAACTATTGAGAAATAATGCGCCATCAAATCTTCTTGGCGAAAAGTAGCAGAATAGCCATCCCATTTTTTGGTGATCATTTCATTAACAGCCTGAAATACTTCATCAGGTATAGATTCCTGTTTGGATTGAAGTACTTCTGAGGGTGTGGTCGGTTTAACCTTGTTTGCCATATAATTTATTTTTTAGTTCCTTAAAGCATAGATCAGTCCATCTTTTTTCAAAGCGTTCAGCTTTTATTTCATGTGGATGATGATCTTCGATATAATCTAAATTTTTTCCTTTTTTAACAAATTTTCCATAAAGTTGATAGAATTCTTTTAATCCCATTAAATAATGTTTGTACTCATGAATAACGGTTCGACATAGTTGTTTAACACTTGTATGGGAACCTAAAAATATCTTTATCGTTTCATTGTGAAATTCTCCTAACAAACCTGTATCTCTATAATCAGGGTTTGCTGTTCCCTTCGATCTATAAACACGTAACTTGGGAAATCTCTTATAATGAGTTGATTTCCCAAATTTATTTTCGCACCATTTTAGAATCAAAAGAACTTTGTCTCTACTAATGGATTGAACATCAAACTTTTCGTCCGTTTTCATAGATAGCTTTCACGACAGGAAATCTTAAACTAAATCCTCCATCCTGATTTTTGGTTTCTTCAAAATATTGAACTGTTATTTCTTTTCCAATAATTTCTTCAGGATGTTCTTTGTAACGTCTTCTTTGATCAATAGAGAATCCTGAACCTACTGCAACATCACAACCTTTGTGTTCTATTATGACATTACTAAGAACCTCTTCAGTGACCTCTAAGCCATTTACAATGACCCTAAAGGGACCAACTTCGACTCCTTTTACTATGTATTCATTGTCCAAGAACTTCTTGCATTTAAGTAAGTTATTTGAACGCTTTCCTTCATAAGGAATATCTTTTCGAATCATTATGCCTTCCCAACCATTTTTTTCTGCTAAGGTTGTCAATTCAACTAAATGTTCGCCTGATTCAACTTTCCATTGAGGAACAATGTCTAGTATTTTTCCATCGTAACCAGATAGAGCGTATTTCAAGTTATTGATTCGAGATGAAAATGTAATCTCACCTTGGTTACAAACAAATTCATTTAGTGGAATCAAATCAAATATTTTGAAACGCGGATTTTTTATGGTATGGTTCTTACGATTGTATTCTTTTAAAATCGCCTGGAAGTTTTCATTTCCATTTTCATCAAGAATACAAACTTCCCCATCTAATACAATATTCTTCAAATTTAGTTTATCAACTTCTTCTTTAATAACTGATAAAGTCCAAAATTCTAATCCACTTCTGGAATAAATTTTGACAACACCAGTTTCATCAACAATGCAGATGCATCTTAGACCATCAAGCTTACGACTTGCATACCAATCTTGTTTTGTAAAATCGATCTTAGCTGCAAGTTTATCATCATACTTATTTGCCAAAGCAACTTCAAAGGAAGGAATAAGATTCGGAAATACTTTATTGATAATTTTTTCAGATATACGTATCTTCAAATTACGATCAAATATATTATAAATTAATTCTGAATGTTCCTTGTTGGCTTTAATGAAAGCATTAACTTCTGATATTGCATCATGACCGGTTATTTTTCTAGAACTAAGAGTATCTAGTAAATCGAAAATATCTTCATATTCAGAAAACAAAGCAACCAAATCAGTTCTCTTTTTGAGATTATCTGGTGTCACATAATATTGTTTAAATGGATTATGTGTTGCTTTTAATATTTCTTTAATAAACGGATCATTATATTCGGGCTTAGATAGGGTCTGTATTTTGTCTAAGGTCGAATTGGTTTCGTTTAGCTCTTTTACTAGTTTTTCTAACAGAGGGAATTGATTCATCTTCTTGAAGTGTTATTAAAATATCATAAATTTGTTGACCAACTAAAACAAAATTTGCTGGAGTATGATTGCTACCTTTGAAAAGTATTTGAATTTCATTTATTTGTTCAGCAATTAACTCTTGCAAAAATTTTTGTTCCTGCCTTTTTTCCCATTCATTTTGAACTTCATCAGGGTCAGATTCACTATATAACGTTGTTTTTAATAACGTTGTTTTTAAAACCATATCTTTTCTTTCGCATTTCAAATAAAATAGATGTAGCATAATATTCATCGACCTTATCTGGAAGAGATGATTTATCATACTCATCGTCAAGATTTTTTATCATTTCTTCAGCTTCGCGAAGAAGGTCATCGTATTCATATTCGCCTCGGCGAATCTTCATAAGAATTTCAATTTCTTCAGGCGAACGACGAACATTTAGATTTCCTGTTCTTGCTATTTCAATTGCAACTTTAAGCAAACGAAAAGTGTGCATCATGTTTTTCGAGTCATAATTCTTTCCATGCGATTTATTCATTTTCACCCTGTCTTCATTACGCTCTTTAAGCCATGTTTGATATTCTTTGTAACGAGTACAATGAGTTGAATAGGCATCCTTATTGAAAGTTAAATAAGCAACTGGAAGTTCTCCCTTAGGAATCGATTGAAGTTGTACATCATTAGCTGCATTAATGTCGGAAACAATTCCACCGACTACTTGATACATTGCATAAACATCTTTTGCATGATCTATTGCAGCAAGACTAAAATCTCTTTGATCGAACATGTCAATCTTAGTATCATTAAATCGTATTAACCAATCATGAAGAGGTATGGTTCCACCCCCATCAATGACATAGCAGAAATCAAGAATTCCCTTTCGAACCATCTGAGCTTCTTCCCAGTTCATCTTTTTATTGTAGCCTCTTGCTTTTTTTATTTGATCAATTGCATAGCCAGCAAAAGTCCAACGGCATTTCTGAGTAAGAAATTTTTTATCTACTGATTTAAGAATCTTCCATTCGTCTGATGTAGTAAGAATACAATCTTCGGGTGCAAAAAGAATTTCAACAATATTTGGATTATTATCACGGAGAAGATTTATGAATCGTCTAAGTTCGTAATAAACAACATCATTCTTTTCATCTGCTACCTGTTCTGCATAACCATATTGAAGTATATCTTCAAATGGCTGCATCCAAACCCCGCGAACATCTTTATCTGAAGTTGGAAGAACAGTTCCATAAGCATGAGACCCCATTATCGCTTCAAAGATAATGAGATTTTTTTCTTTTAATTCTTTTATGGTATATTGTTTCATAATAGTATTTAACTCCAACCATATACTTTGTTCCATTTTATTATCGGGATTGCTATAATAATTGATGGAATGATGAATAGCAATAATGCGTAAAATATATTCACAAATCTTTGAAAAAATGTTGGTGTAGCTTTTTCGGCTATTTTATAAATGACTGGAAATTGATCATCAAAAAGAAATCCGAAAGATGTAAACAGTGCTGTAATCCCAATTAGGAAAACTGGAATTGTCCAAAACAGTTGAAGGCTCTTTTGCATCGGAACCTTTTCTAACTGACTTACAAACTCTGCCCATTCATAATTGGCAATATTATGTTTGGTACAAAAGGCATCAATTATTTCCTTTTGACTTTTTCCTTTTAAAACGTTGGATTTCATATTTCTTTAAGAGATTCTTTAAGTTTTTCACAAGCGGTTTTCTGCCCCCTTATAAAGTTCTTTAAAAGAACTTCTTCTTTTCCAAGCTGCTGCATTTCATTATCCATTTCAGCATCTATTTTATTAATCATCTCATTGAAAGTTCTTATAGCGTCTTCAACTTTCTTTGCATTTCTTTCTATCGGTGATAAGTTAAAATTCAACTTTGTAACGATAGCTTCGGCCAACAACTGCGGGTTAAAATTAGACGATGGGTCAATTTTACCAGCAAGTGCAGATTGAAGTAGTTCAACTACAATAGTCTGATCATTTGAATTTTCATGCGTGTCCATATCTTAATATTGTTCTGTTTGATAATAACGATTAACTATAATAATTCCCCATGCAATTATTAAAATTGATACGACAAACCACGATATTACCCAGAAAATATTGATAAAAGATAACATGCTTTTAGTCTGAGTAATAGGGAACCAAAAATAATGATCGGAAAGAGCCATGATAGAATTTACAATCATTGATAATCCAAAGACCCAATAAAATATTGCTTTTGTCCATGCCATAATTCCACTGTGCCATCTCATTTTTTCAAAGAACTTTTTCAATTCTCTTTCGTCAATTTCATACCTGCGGCAGAATTCCTTAATGGTTTCTTTTTTTGTTTTTGGTTTTAAAATGTCATTTAATTTCATAACGTTTATTTTGTGGCTAATATAATTAATTTCTTTGTAATTCAAAAACGTTTTTTACTTTTTCTCAATGATGATATGAGGGTCATCAACAGAGGAACCCTTCTGCCATCTCTTAGGTTTGTTATCGGCCGAAGTTACACCATTAGCAATTTCATTAAAAACCGCCGCTTTAATAATAGGTTCTAATCTATTGCCTAAATTATCTATGCCGATAAGTTTACCTGATTCATTAACTCGTGTTTTAAATTCCTCTATTGAAATATCTTCGGAGTTGTTTTCACCAAATACTCCAAGAGATTCTATATTGTCGGTAATAAATACAGGTTTTATTGGAGCTGTACAAGATTCAACTTCAAAATAATCGTAGGTTTGTCCTTTATAAAATATTATGATTACTTGAGTTTTAGATGCTTTATCAAATGCAAAGGTCAAATTAACTCTTGAACCACTGTTATCAAGGCATTGATAAGTTTTCCATGTATGGTCCGGGTCGTTTCCAGTTTCGATTTCACCATAAGAACGAAAACGACTTTTCTGATCTTTCATTGTTGTGGTCATTACATCACCTTCAAAAGTAAAAGTTACTTCAGGTTGATGAGTTTCTTTCTGACCATACACTGTTTTATTGTATGTTGATATGTATGTATTAGAATCAGAAAAAAATGGCATTTGAGCCTTACTTATCATTGAGATAAGAACTAAACTTAAGATGATGATTGACTTTTTCATGTGTGTAATTATTTCATTATTTCATCAATAATTCTTTGCGCTTCTTCAGCTGCTTTTCTACGGTCTTCCATGGTTACATTTTTGCAACCTTCTTTAGTACAAACTATAGTAGAATCAAACTCCACTATTTCAATCTTTTGGATTTTTGCAGGTTCGATTTTTTCTTGCTTGGGTTCACTAACAAACCATTTGAAGATCAAGATTACTACTACTATTCCTATTAATGTTCTCATTGTGTGTGTTGTTTATCTTTGTGGCCGTGGGAAGATTCGAACTTCCAACTTTTTATCGTTCCTGGTCTCTCGTTGGGCTATAATCCAAAGGAGCTAGGCCATTTTCTTAAGGTAAATATAATCAAAATTGCCGACGTGGTAAAATTTTAAATGTTAAAAAATGTTAAAAAGTTACTTTTTTGCATAAAAATTGCCCCGGAGGGCATTGGATTAAATAATTATTCGTTATTTTTTTGTTTTTCTTCGAACCTTTTCCATTCTTCCATCGTATCATACATAGCAACTAACATGCAGGTTAAGCCGCCTTCTATATGTTCAATTCGATCGTCCCAACCATAAGAATGCCTAATATCAGAAAGTTTTCCCCTTATTCTACTTACATCCACACGTAATTCTTCCATTAATTGACTTAATGGTTTGTCCATTTCTTCAGCAGCTGCATAAAAAATAGGCTTTCTATCTTTGTTTATCATTTTCGTTCTTTTTAATTTGTTCAAACACTTCATAAATTTCAGGACCTAAATTAGCTACAATTCTAGCTAGTTCCTTTTTATCTTTTTCTTTTCTTTTTGCCTCCTCTAAAATCTTCTTCCGGCGTACGTTATTAATGCTTTTTATTTTTTCTGAGGCTTCTGTTCGTACTCTAACCATCAATTCGTCATCTGTTTCATATCGTTTAATGTAAAGCTTAATTTGATTCCAACTTACAACTGCTGTTTTTATTTGATCTGCTGGAATAGAATTGGCAATGGAAACTTCATTTCGTATTTTTTCCAATCGTTTAATAGCTAGGTTCATTGTAACATTATGAAACACAGCTTGGCCGGAAATAGTACCTAAATCAATTTCAACTTGTTGTTTAGTTGCCTTTGATTTTACATCCTCAAATATTTTGTTACATTCTTGTTTTGTTAAGATTGCTTCCATTCTTTTTCGGTTCTTTAAGTTTTATTTCTTCAAAAATATCGTAAATTTCAGGGCCAAGTTCCTCAATAGCATTTAATAAGATAGCCTTTTTTCTTTGTTTTTCTTTGGCCTGAACAATCATTGTTTTGCGTTTATCCTTATTAGCTGCATCAATTTTTTTATTTAGATATTGTTCCAATCTTGTATTAAACTCTTGTTCCGATTCTTCTTTGATAATATAGAAAAGCATAGAATTTGAACTTGCGTAATATGAATTGTTTCGTTTTATGTGCACATCTTCTACAGAAGCGTTAGATTTTTGCGCTAACAAAGCAGCATATTGCTGTATTTTCTGAATAGTCTCAAAAAGCGGTTTACCTTCTACAAAACAGTGATTAGTAGTAACACTCATACTCTTAGTAAGTTTGGTTTTCCTTTTCAAAGAATGTGAATGTGCTTTGCGAATTTTTTGTACTTCTTCGTCTGTTAATACAAACTCAGGAACCCCATAATCTTCGTTTTTCATTCTAATATCAATCCAGTTTTTGAAACACTTTTTATTTTCATAGAGATTTTATGCTCAGCTAAAATCTTACGAATGTTTGTGACATAAACATCCATAGAGCGGCTTGAAAAGTAATCACTCTTAAGCCATATTTTTTCCAGTATCAATTCTTTTCTAACAAGCTTTCCATAATTAGCAGCTAATATTTCCACAATACCCCCGGCTTTTTCTGAGAATTTGTTTATTTCGCGGCCCTGATAAAATAAGGTCCTTATGTTCGGGTCATACATGCAATCTCCAAATTCTATTTTATTAGAGATTTTTATTGTAAGCCTTTGAAGGGACTTGAAATTCTTTTCGTAATTGATAACATTACGTGTCAAAAGAGAATAAAAATATGGAATATCTTTTATGAGGGGAATATAAATATCAGCATTATTAATTTTATCTATTTCTTGTTTACCTATTATTACCACAGGAATATAAGGATGTTTCTTCTTTATGAAATCAATCGCCTTTTGCGAGTAGTCTGAAGAGTTATCAATAATAAAAGCGCTTACATCACCAACCGTTATGCAATCGAACAAAAATTTCTCAGCTTTAGCATTTATTATTTCAACATTGTTATTCTTTGATAGTCTTAGAAATTCATTTAGAAGATCATCACTTTGTGAATTCAACACAATCTTCATAGTAGGTCTTTTAAAATATTTATTGCAAATATAATAATTTTTTAACAGAATTTTAACTTTTTTCTGTTAAAATTCTGTTAAGACGTTTTCTCTTGTTTCCTAGTGCATATTCTATAATGTCAAGAAGCTCATCAATATCTTCCATCCTGCAACGATATGTGTCGCCTTTATAAGGGTAAAGCTCCCAATATGGGTGTCCAACATATCCAAGACGATCATAACAATCTAAATACACGCTAATTTTATTCTTACTATCATCTCTTTCGACGGTAAACCGGACAATCGCCCCACCAAAAGGGGGAATTATTTGAACTTTCCAATCAGCAGGAAACTTTATAGCTGGAATCTTATTTGCCCATTTAGTATACTCTTGAATATTTTCCACTGCAGATAAAACAGACCATACAGCAGTTTCATCTTTATGATCAACACTTATTAGTTTTATAGGTTTATCCTTAGCCATTTTTCTGGGCTTCTTTCCTTTTCTTAAATTCTTCTACTGTTAAATTCTTATCTTTTATAAGTTCTTCAATTTCTTCGACTGTACACCATCCGTAAAAGGAACTTGAATTAATCCACACCTCAACATCATATTTAGTTTTCAATTTTCTTTTTTCTTCACTATCAATAAAATGTGGTGAAGCAGCATGAAGACTGTATTCACCAAACTTATTGGTTTTTCTCAAACGCTCAAGAAGATTTAATTTCTTTGTAATCGCGTTCAATTCCAAAGAATTTTCATCTGCTTCTTTCATTGCATCTAAAGTATCTTTTGGTAATTTACTTGCAATTAAAAGAGACAAGCATGCATTTGCAAAAGGATTTTTTCCATTTAAATTTAAGAATGTCAAAGCTGCATCATGTTTTAGAATAGCTTCATGGAGCTCTTTTAACTTGGCACGATTCTCTTCTCCTTTAGTTAACATACCGAACTCTTTCCCGTCCCATGCAGTAAGTATTTCATCCTGCTTTTTTTCACGTCTGTCATTGTCTTTAATCATCCAATCAAGTTCGTCCTTTTTAAGACAATATTCAGGAATTTTTGGCTCAGTATATTTTTCCCATGGGTATTTTTCTCTCATGTACAGATAAGTGTATTTGCCATCCTCTTTATAATGTATAACAGCTTCTGGATGTTTAATACCAATCATACGTGATTTGATACCAACATTTGAGTTTTTTAATTCGGGAATTTCAAGCGTTCGCTTCATATCGGAAATTCCCCACTCATGCTCTGCGGTAAAGTCAAAACCAAGTGTTACTCCAAAGAATACACCATCTTCTTCTATAAATCCAAAATCATGAAATGCTCTTCTCATTCCTCCATCATTCGGTCTTTTAAGTCTTTTAATATCTGTAAATCTCCAAAGGTCATTTTCTTTTGCTCTGCCCTCTTATGTATTTCATCCAATTTTTCCTTTTCGCGATTTGTAACAACTGGGCTTGATTTCATATGAGTAAAAACTTCATCTCTTTGCATGGACTTTGTAATCCATATAATGTTTTTATCTCCCATAAGAATTCCGGTTGTAACCATATCGACAAGGTCTTTAATACAATCTGCACAAAGATAAGTGGTTGTTTTTTCTCCTTGCCAAGCTTGAATAGCTCCATGAGTTATGTGTTTAATAACGGCTCGATCTTCTCTTTCAATTTTTTCCCCTTCAAGTTCTCTTCTCATTTGATCAATAGTATCAGTCATATAATCCTTAGAAATCATTATTCTTCCTATTACTGTCTCTAGATCGATCAAAGAATGTCCGCAAACATTACATTTATGTGATGTATTAGCTCCAAATTCCCATACCTTTTTAGGTTTATTAATTGGAAGATAAGCTCTTATTAAATGGTTAACAAAATTTTTTGACTTGGGATCGTCATAGAGCTTTTGAATTGTTGTTTTTTCTGTGATCATAGATCAAATTTGTTAGCGAATATAAACTAAAGTTTTCAAAAATAAAAATTTTTATGATAAAATTTCTTCGGCTTCCCATATTTTTCTCCATGGCTGCCAATAATTCTGATAAGACCACCCATCATCAAAGGTTGTACTTCTATCAAACCAAAGACGTTCTCTTATTTTTATTTTTTTAAACCATCGAAACTTTTTACCAATCCACCAAGGCCTCCATGCATATAATTCTCTTTCTCTGGTTTGATCAGTCATTTTCATTTCATAGTAACCCCTTTCAGTACTGTCTTTATTTTCCGATAGGATATTATATTCTTCTCCTTCAAATACAAATTTTTCCATGATTATAATTTAATATCAAAACGATTTCTCATTTTTTCAAGAGTTTCTTCAGGAACATTATGTTCATTAATGCCGTTATGACGATTTTCAACAATAATAGAGAAAACTTCAAAACCATATTTATTAGCTAAATCATAATAAGGATGAAGTTCTTTTTCAGTCGTAGAAGTATTGGCTACAATGACAGGAGTTATTCTTGATTTCATGAATCTTTCACATTTTCTCTGACACCATGCATGGGCCTTTCCAGTATTTTCTCTAGACCATTCGTACTTTCCGTTTCTTGTTAGATAATCATCAGCTGTGCAAATAGCACGGCCCAGAAGCTTTGCGAAAGTCGATTTTCCACATCCAGGAATTCCTCTTACTATGATTAATATCTTATCCAATGTGTAAAATTGTATTAAAAAACCATAAAATAGTATTAAAGACCCATATCCATGTCTGCCATTTAAACTCATATTTTAGTATACCTATAAACAATGTCAACGCACACATCAAAAACGTTATTAAGCACCAAATACCGACAGACTCCCATTCTTTGTTTATAGCAGCTATACTTATAAACATAAATATAAGAGCAACTAAAACACTTAACCCAAAAAGCATAGATATATTTGATTGAGAATTCCATTCTTCTCCTTCTCTAACTACTTTGAATTTTTCTTTCTTTGGAACATGTACTTCTCGATCACTTAAATCAATCCTGATGTTCTTGCTGAAATTTGTCATTTTGAATTTCATGTGTGTATTTATTAAGGGTTACCAACTTTTTAAAACATGTGAATGAGTCTGACCACATTCTGGGCAATGAATATCAACTGTCATTTCTCCATCTTTTTAAAACATGTGAATGAGTCTGACCACATTCTGGGCAATGAATATCAACTATCATTTCTCCATGAGAACCACAAATTTCGCATTCCTGTTCATGTGAATAAATATCCCACTGTCCCACTGGTACAGTAAATTCCTTTTCAGTCTTCGAACACTTTGCCTTAACAAGTAATGCGATAAATTCATGTGTGATCTTCTTTGTTGCCATAACATTATTTTTTAAGTTCGCTTAAAAACCTATCTTGCATTTCGTTGATCTTTTTCATATAATCATCCATGCACTTATCTGATTCAGACTTTTTCTTTTTTCTTTTCTTAAATAGTAACATAGCCAATATATTCAGTACCTTCAAGTTTATTTTTCTTCGTATGAAAGGAACTTAAATTATAATAAATCTGAAAAGTTCCTTTTTCAACTCTGTCAGATGAAATGAATATTGCAAACTTAGGTGTTCCTTTTCGCAGAAGTAACCTAACAGCTTTCCTAGACAAACGATTGGGAATTTCTGTATAATCTTTGTAGAATCCAATTTTTCTTTGTTCAAATTCTTGTATCGATGTTAATATAAACATGACATTTAATTTGATGCTAATATAATAAAAAACCTCGAACTAAAAAAATTCGAGGCATTTTTTAACATTTTTTAACAAATACTTACTGAACCTTCACTGTGTCAACAACTTCTACTTTTGTAGAATCTGCTGTCGCTTCAGAAGCTGCGGCAGATTTCTTATTTCCACAAGAAGTAATAACAAGCATTGCAAAAATGAAAATACCCAAAATTACTTTTTTCATATTACTTATTATTTTAATTTGTTCTTATATATTTAAAGTGTAAAAAAGTTTTTAATAACTTGGCCAAATTTTCTTGTTCTTAGTTTCACATCTTATTTTGTAATTATAATATGTTGAATCTAAAGGAATTTTATGAAATTCAGTAAATATCATATAATAATTGGTTTTCTTTTCTGGATTAGATAATAACATATATTGATTAAAAACTACTTCATCTCCTGCTAATCCATCATTTCGCATCCATTTATCAATACTTATAGAATCTGTTTCAACATATTTAAATGACGAATAAACGTCAGTTAAGGCTTTATCATATTGAGATTCAGAATAGTCATTATTCATTATGTAAAATATCCTCATTGGAGTGCATGATGCTAATGACAATAATAATATTATTAATAGTTTTTTCATCTTTTATTTTATTTATTCATAAAAAAAGCCTTAGAGAACTAAGGCTTTTAAATTAACGACATAAGTGGTCTGCAACATTTGAACTTGCCCAAGCGTATGGCTTACCACAAGCTTCATATCCCATACCCTTAATAAATCCTATACCGGAAGCATATAGAACATTTGAGTATGCTTCTTCCTTACTGTTGTAGTCAAGGTGAATCTTAATCTTCTTATCACATTCATCAAGCATTTGAGCTGCTTCTACTGTGTACATAGCTTCAGCCCATAGCTTAGTGTAAATATCAGACTTTAAACCCTTACTTCTATCTATAATAGTTGCAGAAATAACATGCGCTCCATGTCCTACTCTGTCAGGATTGGATTCCTTTGATTCGTAGAATATGTGCATAACAATTACAACTGAGTACTTTACGTATCTAGCATATGCCTGTGAGTCACATCCAATTGTAATTTCTGAATGTGGGTACTGTGCAATCCAGTCCTTAACATACTGATTTACGTCTTCAATCTTTGTTCCATCAATCTTGTAGAACACTAACTTCTTTTCTGCCATCATCTTAAAATTAAATTTGTTAAAATAAAAAAGGGCCTTTCTATTAAGAAAGGCCCTATATATCGTTCTTAATAGTTATCTATCGCTGTCGAAATTGCACTCTCTCATTACACATAAGTGATGTATCACGTCCAATTGGCGCGCTTTGAAAATACCATATGCCTAACAATTGTTTTTCCATTAAAAATTATTTTAATTAAATTATATATCTATATGTTTTTAAAGTTTTGGATATTTTATAAATTTATAAATAAATCCGTATGATGAACTTTTATACCCAATAATATTTCCTTTTGCCCTTAAGTGTTGTAAATAACATAATAAACAATTTCTATCATATTGATTGAATCTTTTATTTAATTCTTTTGAACGAAGTGGACCATGTAATTTTAAATAACATAATATTTCCATTCTTCGTTTAAAGGTTTCTTCAGCAGTGACTCTTGGCTTTTTCATCCTTTGTTGTCTGAATTACTTCTGCATAAAGTCCAAATGGCCACTCAACAGTTTTGTCATACATTAACGTCTGAGCCCATTCACCACGTTTTGCTGCTTCGTCATGAATGACATTATGTATCTGTGTATGACTTTTAGTCGTGTATGAAAACTTCTCACCATTTTTATAATAAGTAGTTTCATACCACGTAGTCCAGCTTGAAGGAATTTTTCGTGTCATGCTATTTTCATTTTAGGTGAATAACGTATATTATTGTTTAAACCCAAAGTTCTTATTGCTTCAAGAGGAGTCTTACCAAAAGCAATACAATTATCTTTTACTAGAATAATCCACTGCTTATGATATTTTTGTTTGACAATTACGGCTTCTATCAAAAGTTGATAATGGTTGTTATCGATCTTTCGAATTTTAATGCCACCTGTTTTTACTTTTTGTTTCATCGCAAGTAGATTTTAATGTCGCCTTTACGTTTGTAGGAATTTCGACAAACATAAACCTTTTTTGCCTTATTCCACTTATTTACCTGAAGACCGGTCCATTTTACAATTTCTTTAGGGACGTTCTTCATGTTATGTCCACGATTTCGAGCTTGAGCAAGCTTTGAGAGGACGTAAGCCATGGCTCTATACTCGTACCGTTTGTTGTAAAACCCATACTCTTTGAGTTTTTGAATCGCAAACTGTTCTGCTTCATATTCCTCAACGTAACGAGTTTTGCCACTCTTCTCATCATGTCCATGAACGATGTGGCCAATTTCATGGAAGCAAACACCCAAAGTATCATAGTCTACTGGATGGGGAATCTTAACCTCTCGAGTCTTCATAAAGGCAGTTCCACAAGATTGGTTGCTCCATTTTTTAACTGTGATACCATGTGTAGACAATTCGTTCTCAACGATTTGCCTCATGTTTGTAGTTTCATTCATATCAAAGAACATTTTATATTGCAAATATAATAAAAATCCGTGAGATAAAAAAATTTTTTTAACAGAAAATTAACATGGGGCTTAAAACCGGGGTCCTGAGCATCATAAAATAAGTACTTAAGCTCCAGAGGAAAGGCTCCCATACCCGTACCCGGGCCCGGGCGCGTATATGAATAAATATAAAAAGGTTTTCAGCTTTAACATGATTTTAACCCCGAAAATTTTCAAATCCCCTAAAAATTATTTAATTTTACCAAAAATAACTTTGATGTGGTTATGAGTAAATCCTATCGTAAGACTCCTATTGTAGGGATCGCAGGATCGTCCGAGAAAAGGGACAAACAAATTGCAAATGGCAAATTTCGCAAAAAATCAAAACAGAAACTTAGTCAATTTGACTTAGATGAATTACCTTTTGATCTAGATGAAGTTCATAATAAATGGTCGATGGCAAAAGATGGAAAAATCTATTTAAATCAAGAAGGAGAATATTATAAATCGGGAAAATGGAGACGTAAATGAAACTTCTTTTAAAGATCGGTTCTATATTAGCTGCTTTATTATTCCTTTCATTTTTACAACAACAGCACAAAGACCCTTTATATTATAATAAGCAGGGAAAACCATCTTCTAAAGGAATTGATAATTATATCAGTAAGAATCACGATAATTTAATAGCTGAATACGAATATAGAATCGATACTCTATATGATGTGTATCTTTTTACAGAAAATCTAGATGAAACAGGAGATGGAGATTTAGGTAATTTTTATATACCCGATTACATAGTTATAAATAATCAGGAACGGTACGTTGAATATGAGTATAAAAATCTTACCAAATATCAGCAAAGAGTTATACCACATACAGCAAAAACTGTAAAGGGAGTTCTCTTTCATGAAATGACTCATGTTTATTTTAATCAGACATTAATTATTGCAAAACAAGAAGGGCTTTCAGTTTCTCCAGAATATGGAACCATAAGACTATTTCCAAATCCTGGATCAAGGTTTGGATCCGATTTTATTGAAGAAGGTGTATGTGAATATGTAGTTTATTATTTAAATGAAAGTTCACCTATTGGCGAAATTCCTATTCCTAAAACAGTAGAAGAATTAACTGATAAAGATAATAGAGTTAAGTTTGTTTATTGGTATTCTTCTTATTTTTTAAAAGAATTTTTAGATGAAAAAGGACTTAAAGAAGGGATCAAAATATTAGTAACCAATAAACCCCCATCATATGATGAAATTCTCAATCCTCAAAAATTTTTCAATAGACTAAAATAGTTTTTTTTTTCTCATTTTTTTAAATTATATTTACAACATGAAGTATTTAATCACATATGATGATGCTAAGAAGATTTGTAACTATTACAATAATTTCAATTTTTCTGAACACTTATGGAGAATAAACAACTACAAAATTTCTGCGTTTGACTATTTTATATGTGGTTATAATCACTTTGCTAACCCACTTCCCAATGAACCAAATATTACTGCTTTCGATATGAGAGGGGTAACATTTGTATTCAATGAAGATGGAACTATTTTCAACAGATATTTGATGCTTCCTAAATTCTTTAACATAAATCAGATAGAGGAAACTCAGTATGATAAAATTAAAGATAAAAATATAGCACATATTTCTTCCAAGGAAGACGGATCATTGGTTGCATTTATGATGTTGCCAAATGGAAAATTGTTTGCCAAAACAATACGAGGGTTTGATAATGATCAAGTAGTATCAGCACAACAATTACTATTTGCGTGGGAAGATCATACAAAATGGGTTAAAAAACAACTTGAAAATGGATTTACTCCTCTCTTTGAATATGTTTCCTATACAAATAGAATTGTGTTAAAATATGGAAGTCCAGAACTACGTCTTATTGGATTGAGAAATAATAGTAATGGTGACTATATCCCAGCATCAGAAATAAAAGATGTACCATATCATATACATTCAATTAAAAAAGAATCCTTTACACTTGATCAATTAATTGAGAAATCAAAGGTTGAGGAAGATAAAGAAGGATGGGTAGTTATTTTCGACGATGATATGTTATTGAAGGTGAAGACACAATGGTATTTTACTGTTCATGGCTTAAGAACCATGAATGTGTTTAGAGAAGATTATGTTATTGAGAATTACTATAAGGAAACATTAGATGATTTGATTTCACAGTTAAATCCTGTTGAAGATAAGGATGCTTTTGATTTTATCAATAAAGTTACTAAGGCTATAGATAATTATGCAGCTCACATCGATACAAAAGTAGAAGATCTTTTTAACAGATTTTTAACAGATTATAATGGGGATTTTGCTAAATTTGCAACAAACTGTCATAAAGAACCATATTTCGATTTTATTAGAGCTTATATCGATGATAAGAATAAGTATAAAAGCAAAAAAATCCAATTTATTTTGGAGAAGACATATAGATTGAATAGAGCAAAAGAAATAGTTGAACGTTGGTCGTGAAATAAAAGAAATTAAAATGGATGAGAAAATAAAAATTCATATATTTCCAAAAGTTCAGTTTCAGGAAGTGTTGGAAAGAAATAATATTAATGATGATAATGTTGATTCTATTATCAAATATGCTTTTATATGCATTAATGATTCTGAAGGAAAGTATTACCACACTCCTTTATTTACCCAACCCCATCACAATGTATTAAATCTTTTTTTCGATGATGTTAAAAATGATTTAGAAATTTCTCCTACAAATCCTGGCAAAACAAGAGCATTTACAGAAGAAGATGCTAAACAGGTTATTAAATTTCTCGATAAAAATAAACATATAAAAGTTCTATTGATACATTGTGCAGCGGGAATAAGTAGAAGTGGTGCAATAGGACAATTTGCATTAGATTACTTAAATGGCGATAGGGATCATTTCAAAATAAATAACAAGCATATTTTGCCTAATGCCGAAGTCTTACGAATATTAAATAATTATATCAGAAAAAGTTCATTCAGAAAAAAATAATACAGAGCTTTGCTATTGAATAAATAAATAAAAGTTTGTTCAATGACTAAAATTGTTCGAGAAGGTATTGGAGACGTTTATGCTTCTAAAAGATTTTTTATTCCTGATGAGTTTCAAGAATTTAATCAAGAATATGAAATTTCTCAAAATAGAAATAAAATTATAATAATCAACGAAAAGGCAAAAGTGATAAAGAATCCTTCTTCTCTAAAGAATATTGCTCCCGACGTTAGAGGAATTATAGATAAAGAAGGGAATGTTTATCTATCAATAAAGGCAAATTGCATACATCAAACAATTTTAGACTCATTAGAAGATCAAGGATTAATAACTGTTCCATATAGATGGTACCAAGATTTACCAACTGAATTTATTAGTATTCAAAGAGTTGGGAATACAGATATAATTGCGATGGGAGAAAGCAATTTAGTACTTGATGAATATCGGAATTCTTTTACAGAAGAACAAATACAGGAGGCTTATTTACCTATTATTAATAAAGCAAAAAAACTAAATCCAAATTTAAATATCCAATTTGGATTAGTTAATGACATAAGACGTAAATTAATATCTGGAATAGTTAAAGAAAATTTAGAACCAATGAATTACATACCATCATTTGAAGAAATATTAAAAGCTGCTCCAAAAGAAATACAAGACTATTTAAGTCGTTGTGGCAATACACCCCAAAGTGCTCATTGGCACCCAGAAGGCGACGTATTGAAACATATTAATATAGTTTATAATAGAGCCCGTAAAACGGGAGACATGAATAATGCTATTGCGGCTTTATTTCATGATTTAGGAAAAGCCGATGTTACTAAACAATCTTTTACTAAACCTGGCGCATGGCCGGCTCATGGTCATGAGTTTATTTCTGCAAAATTAGTTGAAAAACATAAAGACTGGATTCAATCTATTGGAGCTGATTGGAAAGAAGTTTATGAGATGGTTAAAGAACACATGAGAGTTAAGAAAATTCATGAAATGCGCCCATCTAAACAAGAAGAATTACGAAATAACAAATACTTTTCTAAAATTAACAACTTTTCGCAGTTTGATGACATGACCACCCTTTCTGATGAAGAATTGCAATAAAAATAAAGATATTGTTTTGTTAAAAAAATTAGCAAAAAAGAAGAGAACTTCTAAAAAAGAAGCTCTCAATACCCTTATTAACGCTGGCATTCTGAACGAAGACAAAAATTTCACAAAAAATTACGAACATTTAAATCATTTTTAACTCTCTAATTTTTAGAATTGGACATCCATATTCTAGAGATAAATAAATAAAATGACAACGAGAGTTAATGATTTTCTCTAATTTCGTTAAATCTGAATCAGGTAATCAGGTTATTTTAAAGAATAATGTTCCTATCGAGAATGTTAGGATCATTAGATTTTATAAGGATGATTCGTCGGGTTCCTTTGATAAAAAGGAGTTTCGATGGTCATTCAATAATAACTATTGGTCTGCCTGGGAAGTTTTAAATCAGGGAAATTTAACAAGACTCGATATAAAAGGAAAACAATATTTTTTTCTTGAGATTCGTTATGTCAAAGCAAGTCCAACGGCAAAAATTTCTTCTTTTAGCTTAACTTATGAAGAACACTTAGGAGCAACTGTTGCAACAGAAACAAGTTGTAGTCCAACTGCTTCAACTTCTGAAAAATCTACATGTTCCAAAGAGTATGATGATAATTGTTATACAGGATCATCTCCAAAGGATTGTGAAACTCTTGATGGTCAATCTAGCTCATATTATCTATGGAGACCAAATCATAAAGGACAACAACCAATTAATACTATAGTAGGATTACAATCTGCATTAGACGGAAAACAAGATATAATTCCTGATGGAACATATGTTAAAGAATCATCTTTAAATACGTCTGATTTTTACTGGGATTCCTCTGGTAATCTTAGAGTAGGAGCATCTCAAGGTATTCAAGGTATTCAAGGCACACAAGGATTAATAGGAATTCAAGGAAATATTGGTATTCAAGGATCTCAAGGAATCCAAGGACATATTGGTATACAGGGTACTATAGGATCTCAAGGAAGAGCAGGAATACAAGGATCATTAGGTGTTCAAGGATCTCAAGGAATCCAAGGACATATTGGTATACAGGGGCTTTCTGGAATTCAAGGAATTCAAGGAAAATTAGGTATACAAGGTTCTAGGGGAATTCAGGGAACAATAGGATCTCAAGGAATCCAAGGAACTCACGGTATTCAAGGACAATTAGGTGTACAAGGAACCAGGGGTTCCCAAGGAACTAGAGGTTCTCAAGGAATTCTAGGTTCTCAAGGTATAATTGGTTCTCAAGGAATTCAAGGAATACAAGGTTCTAGGGGAATTCAGGGAATAATAGGTTGTCAAGGAACCTCAGGAATACAAGGTGCTCAAGGAACTTTAGGTATACAAGGAACTAGAGGTATTCAAGGAACCGTTGGAGCTCAAGGTTTCGGCATTCAAGGATCTCAAGGTATTCAAGGTCAATTTGGTATACAAGGAACTAGAGGTATTCAAGGAACCGTTGGAGCTCAAGGTTTAGGTGTACAAGGAACTAGAGGTACCGACGGATTACAAGGTGTACAAGGAACTAGAGGTATTCAAGGAACTGTTGGAGCTCAAGGTTTAGGTGTTCAAGGAACACAAGGAACTCAAGGTGTTCAAGGTTTGAGTATTCAAGGAGCTCAAGGAAGAATCGGTCCGCAGGGTCTTTGTATTCAAGGAACACAAGGAACTTTAGGTATTCAAGGCGCACAAGGTATTCCAGGTGCTGTTGCAGGACAAGGTGTTCAAGGAACACAAGGATCTCAAGGAGTTCAGGGTACTCAGGGACTTGGCATACAAGGAACTCAAGGATCTCAAGGTGTTCAAGGTAGTAATCAAGATGCTTCTTTAAATGAGTTATATGCTTGGCAAATAATTCAAGATTCGTCCATTATGACAATGAGTGGTGGCGTTTATAACACCACCTTAGATACATCATTAACAATGCCAAACCAAGTAGGTGGTATACCTGCAGGCACTTCAGTTGCAGATTTATATGGAGATACATTTATACAATTATTTGACGATCTTCTGTTCCCAACAGTAAATCCTGCTCTAACCCCACCATCTGCATTAATGACTGTTGGACCAGCAATATACTTATATGAAGTTTCTTCAAATGTTTCCTTAACATTTACTTCAACTTTAAATAGAGGATCAATAAATCCCCAATATACGGCCTTAAGCCCATTTAGAAGTGGATTACCAAATAACTACAATTTTACAGGAATCGGATTAGTAGATATTTCATATAATGCAACACCTTACGTTCATCCAGCAATAAATGTTTCAATAGGATTTACTAATCAATGGTATGTAGCTATTTCATATGATCAAGGGGTTCAACCAAAAAATAATAAAGGTGGAAATTACAACACTCCGCTTGATCCTTCAATAGTAATATCAAATACTATAACAATTCAAGGATCATATCCATTTTTCTGCACATCGACAAATACAACATCGGTAGATAAAATGCCATTAAAATTATTAAATACTTCACCTTATCCTGATGCTAACGGTGTACAACTAGCACCTGAACCAGATGAAATAGATAAACAAAAGATCGATGTTCCTAGTATTTTAACAGTTGATAAAATTCAAACTTATGATACAATTATTGGATGGTTCTATGAAGGATTTTCGGGTGATGGATTAGATATGTGGACTACATCAACAATATATCATACTATACAAGGATATTCAATTCCTTATACAAGATATACATATAACGGATTGCAACGAGCTGAAACGAAAATAAGATTATATTTCTAATGTCAAGAACTAGAGGCCAGACTCCATATTCATCAAACTTTGAGGTCAAGAAATCTGCTCCTCTTGATGCTAGATTAGTAGTAGATTACTATGTAGATCTCCTAGATCCTTGTACTTGGATAAATCCAGGTGCAGTGGCTCCTTATATCTATGTAGGTATGCCTGTTTATGTAGCATTAGATCCAGATCCTTCGAGAGGTATATATGTTCTTAATAATACTAATTATACACTTCCATCAAGTTGGACAAAGGTAGGTACCCAAGATCTTGGAATATATCTTAAAGAATCTTCTTTAGGAACTGATTTTTATTGGGAATCAGGATTACTTGAAGTAAGCATTGGAGGAATAGGTGCGCAGGGGGTTCAAGGAACACAAGGTACAATAGGAGTTCAAGGACTTGAAGGTGCCCAAGGTCTTGAAGGAATTCAAGGAACCGAAGGTGCCCAAGGTGCAATAGGAGCTCAAGGAACCGAAGGTGCTCAAGGTGTAATAGGAACCCAGGGGCTTGAAGGAGCTCAAGGTGCAATAGGAGCTCAAGGGCTTGAAGGTGCCCAAGGTCTTGAAGGAATTCAAGGAACAACCGGATGGTTAAATGACGCCTCTGTAAATGAAATATATTCAACATTTGTAAAAGAATCTTCTTTGGGAGATGGATTGGTATGGGATTCATCTGGATATTTAGATGTTAGTATTGGTGTTTCTTTTACTGGAGATATAAGCACAAGCCGAGTATTTTATGACACGACTCTTGATCCAAGTTTAACCATGGATGCTACAGTTGGGGGCATTCCCAAGGGAACAACTGTTTATGATCTAGCAGGGGATTCGCTAACAACCATTCTTAATGATCTATTATTCCCAACAAAAAATCCTGTTTTAACTGGACCTTCAGCAACTATTGCTGTTGCTCCTACTACATTATTGTATGAAGCTTCGGCAATTGTTAATTTAACATTCACATCAACACTTAATAGAGGTTCAATAAATCCACAATATAATGCAGATAGTCCGTATAGAAGTGGATTACCAAATAACTACAATTTTACAGGAATTGGATTAGTAGATATTTCATATAATGCGACTCCTTATGTTGCACCTTCATTTGATGTTTCTATTCCATACGTAACATCAACTTTACAATGGAATGTGGCTATAAGTTATGATGGAGGTGTTCAACCATTTAATAATAAAGGAGGTATTTATGATGTTTCACTTGCAGCAGGAACAGTGACATCAAATACAATAACAATATCTTCTTCATATCCATATTTTGGAACAACAGTTGACATTTCAGTTTTAACGAAAATATCTCCTCTTGTTGCATTAGCAACTAATCCAGCTCCAAGTTCGTCAGGAATGACATTAGTTGCTGAAAGAGATGGGTATCATCAAGCTTTTGAAATTCCTAATGCTAGATTAACACTTCATGCATTAACAGGAATAAGAAGCTTTAATACAGGCAATAATCAATGGGAATACGAGGGAGGAACCGCTGCCACATCATTAACAACATGGACAACATCGTCAGTATTTGAAACTATACAAGGATATAGTGTTCCGTACACAAGATATACATATAATGTGCCAGGAGCTAGAGGAGCTATGGCAGTACGATTAGAATTTTAAATAAATGAGTTTGAATGTCAAGACTAAGAGGAACATTTAACTATTCAGCAAATCTAGAGGTAAAGAAAACTGCCCCCCTAGACGCTAGATTAGTTGTGGAGACAAAAGCTGATTTAATAAATCTTGATACATGGAAAGATTTAGATAATTTAGTATGGCTCTACAAGGGAATGGTTGTGGCTGTTGTCGCAGATTCAACTCCATCCAATAATGGTCTTTATTTCTTGATTGATGAAACTCAATATACCAGTTATGCGTATTGGCAAAAAATTGGTGCGTCTTCTTCAACAATTTTAACCTATGATGGCTCAATTGAAGGAAATGATGTAACGACTATATTTCCGATAATTCATAATTTAAATACTCTTAAACAAAATGTTGAGATTTGGGATTCATCAACAAATGAAACAATTTATCCAGCTATTACAAAAGGATCCAGTACAAACTATATTTCATTTTACACACCACCACCAACAGGATCTATTTACAATATAACAATACTCGGATTTTAAAGTGAAAAAATAACTCGAAAGAGTCAAATATCTAAAATAATTAGATAACTTATGAACACTTCAAAATTTGTAGCGCCAAATACAGTATTTGATTCCAGTGTATCGTTTTTAAGAAATGTTACATTTGATTCCTCTGTATATCTACAAGATACAGTGCATATAACCTTAGCAGCAGAAGATGCTATTCAAAGCAATACTCCATATGCTTTAGTTGTTGGCACGATTGGAACTGATGTTTCGATTCAATACAGACAGCTTGGAACCATGGCGTTTGAAACCTCTACCAATTACTATAGTAAGCCGGAAATAGATGGTTCAATAAACTATTTGTATGCATGGGACTTAGCTAAAGATGCTTCAATTGTTAATTTGAGAAGTAATATCGGAGAAGTTTCAACTAGAGTTAATACAGTTGAAGGCGATATTATTAATCTCGATTCTTCAATTGTAGATCTTGATCTTTTAACTCAACAACACACAACAGATATAGCCGATGTTTCATCGAGAGTTGAAGATCTTGAAAATGCCGCTGGTAATTACGTTCTTAAGGCCGGCGATACAATGACAGGTCCTCTCACAATATCCAATGGTGGATTAGTTGTTGCAGGCGATGTATCAATCACAACAAATGGTGATCTTTATGTGGATGGCGATACAACTATTAAAGGAAACCTTACTATAAATGGTTCTCTTTATGTAGTAGATGTTGAAACAATCGATGTATCAAGTGCTTATATTCACTTAAATACTGGTTTAACAGGCGCACCCCCATCATCTCTACAATCAGGTATTGTTGTTGGAAGGGGATCTGAAGAACCTTATGTGTTCATATTTGACGAATCACAACAAACATTTAGAATTGGTATTGCTGCTCAAACATCAACTGGCTATCTTGATGCGTCAACACAAGCAGTTGCTACAAGACAAGACAATCCTCTAGCAGATGGTATAGCATATTGGAATGCTACTGCTAATAGATTCGATACTACCGCAGGATTTACACTTACAGATGTTAGTAACCATTTTGCAGCATTAGACGCTTCAGTTGTACAAAATAGAACTGATATAGCGGATGTATCATTGAGACTCGCTAACTTTAGCCCTGCTGATTTATCTACAAGAATTTGGCACACCGAGACTTCTATAGGTGTACTTGACGGATCTGTAAGCTTCTTATTCGCATGGGACAAAGCTAAAGATGCTTCGATAATGCGTATTGATGCTTCATTAAATGATGTTGTTGATATAACTACTATTATTGATGGTTCTTTAAATCAATTATATACAGATATAGCAGATGTATCTTCAAGAGTTAACATTTTAGAAGGTGATGTATCAATTGCAAAATATGATATAAACAATCTTGAAACATCAGTTGGAGTTCTAAATAGTTGGAATGTAAATCAAGATACATCAATTGGTGTTTTAAACAATGCAATATTTGATTTATCAGCCAATAAGCTTGATTCAGTTGCTAACGCTATCACAGGTAGTGATGCCGAAATATTTGCAACAGAAGTAAACAACATCGCTTACTTAAGAACAATTGAAGCAAGTGGTAATGATATTGTAATTACTCAAGATGCTTCAACAATTTATATTTCAGCAGCAGCTGGTACAGTATCTAAATATACCGATACATTTGATCCAACAGGAATTACACAATATTTTATTCCAGGAACATCTACTAACATAACAGATGGATACGCTTCAGTAGCTGTTTATGAAAACAATCAACAAGTATTTCCTGATATTGATGTTGCAGCAAACGGAAATATTACAATAATGTGGGCTCCAGGTTCATTAGTACCTACAGTTAAAGTAGTTGCATTAGGATAAAAATAATGTTTAAATAAAATAAAAGGGTTGGTGGTTTAATCAACCCTTTTTTATGAATAAATAAAATAAAAATCAAAGATATGTCATACTTAATTTATAATGGAAAAAGAGTTATTTCTAATGCTGATGGCGGAAAATATGTAAGTAAAATAGAGGCTCCTCCAATTCCTGATAAAATTGATTTTCTTTCAGCAGCAACCGATGAGATTACTTTTAGCTCTTTGCCAGATATTACCGGCAGTAAAACTATAAAAGCTCGAATGTACATTAAAGATACAAATAGTTATTTTTCTCTTAGATGGAGTCCTGCTTCGGGAAATGATTATCTACTAATTGATTATGGTACAGGAGAATATGGTCGAACTTTAATGGTAGAAGTTAATTATTCTGCAAATAGAAGACAATATAATTTAGCAGATGAAGGAGTATTAGGAGTTCCATTTTCTTTAGAAATTGTAAAAGGAACAGGAACCATAACATCAGTAAAATTCAATAATGTTGAAGGACAAGATTTAGGAGGTTATGTACAATTTGGGCCAAGTTCTAATAGTAGAATAAAAGGAGGAAATCACTCTTCTATATGGAATCTTGAAATAGTAGGTTCTCATAAATGGTTAGGATTCCCTTATGGAAATGAAAGTTCCGCATGGGTTGATACAATCGGAACTATTCATGGAACAGTTAACGGAACTCCAGGAACTATCACTTTAACAACTTAAATAAAAATATTATTTTTCTGGATAATGAAAGAAAATGAGTCGTTTAGTAGTTGATAACAAATTTTTAATAATTCCTTCGTCCAAAACTAATTATGTACCTGGATGGGTAAATGATAATTGGGCAACTTTTACATCATCTGGTATAAATGTAACAAGTATGATTGATGATACATCAATCTATAATCATCTAGCTCATACAACTCCTTCTATACATTTAAAAGCAGGCGACAGAATTTATGCTAAATATTGGTTGACTTTGAACGCAGGTTCATATCCAACAAATGCCCCTTATTTTGCCTGTGTAAGGAGTGCCGGAATTGTTTTTGATCTTACAATGAATCCTGCATATAATGGTTATGAATACAATATTTTGATTTATGTAGAAGACGACTATTATTTTAGAGTTGGAAATCAATATAAAGTTATTAATGCCTCTGCTAATTTTGAATTTTATACGAAGATACCTTTAGGTTATTTAAGTGGATAATATTTTTATAAATAATATATAGCTATTAAGATTTTTTCTGGATAGTGAAAGAAAATAAAAAACTAAATGGCAAAAGAATTTAAAATCAAAAATGCCCTACTTGTCGAGGGATCAACTAATTCCGCTCCAATTGTTGCAATTAGAAATGCATCGACAGAAATCACTTCTGATGCATCTGAAATTTTATCAACAGGAAAAGCGATTTACGATTACGTTAGAAGTGTAAGAAATCAAATTGATATATCCATTGCTGGTATAGATGCTAGTGCTGTTTTTGATGTTCATAATTTACATGATGTTATCGAAGATCCATCTGCAATAGGTTTATTAAACTTAGGGATTGGAGATAGGGGGAGACTTGTAGAAGCTATGAGTCTTGTACCAACTGATTCTATTAGCATCACTGCTCCAGATGGTACTTATGTTTATTTTAATGTAAATGATTATATTTCAAATACTGATGTATGTACATATTTCATCCCCAGCGCCTCAGTAGGATTACCGGGGTCACATACGGTTTATTGGAATAATGGATATTTAGAAGGAAGTACGGGGCTTCAGGGTGTTCAAGGAACTATTGGTAGCCAGGGAACCCAAGGAACTATTGGATCTCAGGGATCAATAGGAAGCCAAGGTGCAATAGGATCTCAAGGAGCTATAGGAAGTCAAGGCACAATAGGATCTCAAGGAACTATTGGATCTCAAGGAGCTATAGGAAGTCAAGGCGCAATAGGATCTCAAGGAGCAATAGGTGCACAAGGTGCTATTGGATCTCAGGGTTTACAAGGAACCCAAGGACTTCAGGGAACAACAGGTGTTCAAGGAGCGATAGGTTCGCAAGGAGCCATAGGAAGTCAAGGTACTATCGGATCGCAGGGTGTGATAGGATCTCAAGGAGCTATTGGATCTCAAGGAACTATTGGATCTCAAGGAGCAATAGGTTCACAAGGAACACAAGGCACCCAAGGAAAGATGGGATTGCTTAACGACGCTTCATATAATATTTTATATAATTGGAATGTAAGTCAAGATGCTTCTATTATCAGAATCGATGCATCTTTAAATAATACTGTTAGTGGATATGATTATTTTGTTGCTAGTGCATCAATAGGATCAGCAGCATCACATACTGTTTATTGGAGTAATGGTTATCTTGAAGGAAGTACAGGTTTACAAGGAACACAAGGAACAATCGGTAGTCAAGGGGTTCAAGGAGCGATAGGTTCTCAAGGAACCCAAGGAACTCTTGGTGCCCAAGGATCGATAGGTAGCCAAGGAACTCAAGGAACATTAGGAAGTCAAGGTACTCAAGGAACTCTTGGCGCCCAAGGATCGATAGGTAGCCAAGGAACCCAGGGAACTTTGGGCTCTCAAGGAACTCAAGGAACATTAGGTTCTCAGGGTGCTATTGGATCACAAGGAACATTAGGTTCCCAAGGCGCCATTGGTAGCCAAGGAGCCATAGGATCACAAGGAGCTATTGGTAGCCAAGGAACTCAAGGAACATTGGGATCTCAAGGAACTTTAGGATCACAGGGATCTATAGGAAGCCAAGGAGCCTTAGGATCACAAGGATCTATAGGATCACAAGGAACCCAGGGAACTTTAGGAGCTCAGGGTGCTATCGGATCGCAAGGTACTCAAGGAACGTTAGGAAGTCAGGGTACTCAAGGAACACAAGGTGTTCAAGGAACTAGTGCAGACGGAACAACATATCTTATGAATTTACTTGATGTTTCACAAGGAGCAGATGTTTCATCAGGATATGTGCTTGTTTACGATCCATCCGCTAATGATCCAAGTATATGGCGGGCTGTTAAACCATTAAATGCATTGGATTATTTTATTCCAAACTCATCGGTAGGAACAGCAGCAGCCCACACAGTTTATTTCTCTAATGGTTATCTTGAAGGAAGCACTGGATTACAGGGAACAACAGGATCTCAAGGTGCTCAAGGAACTGTCGGTACGCAAGGAGCAATCGGTAGTCAAGGAACCCAAGGAACTTTAGGCTCACAAGGAACCCAAGGAACTTTAGGCTCACAAGGAACTCAGGGGACTTTAGGCTCACAAGGATCTGTCGGTAGTCAAGGAACACAAGGAACTTTAGGCTCGCAAGGAACTCAAGGCACACAAGGTATTGCAGGAGCTGGAAATCCAGCATCTGCTGCTTGGGGGTCAGGAGCAGTTGGGTCGAATAATCAAGTTTTAACTGCTATGGGTGATGGCTCAATTTATGCAGAACCTAATTTAACATTTGATGCTTCTAAATTAACGATTGTCGGTGATGTAAGCATTTCTGGACAAGTTTATATGACTGCTGGCAAAAGAATATATTTCGGAGCTAGTTCTATAAGAGATAATGCAGGAAAATTAACACTAAGCGGAAGCTCCAGCGGAATATTGCTAGCCGCTCCTGGAAATATTAAATTTGACGCATTTTCTGGATATAATTTGTTTCAACAAACAGTTATTGTTACTACAGATATATCAGTTAATCAATTTGGAAGATTCGGAAATAACATATATGTCGGTGGCAATATTTATAATGCAGGAATGGATGCTTCTGTTAAAGATAATGTAGTTTATTATGATACAGCATCTAAACAATTAACATATGGTGCGGCACCAACAGGAGATTCATTATGGGACGTAAGTACAGATACAACATCTGTTTATCTAGTAGACCCATCTGATAATTTACAACTATCATCTATTGAACTTAAAGAGAATGGCGGAAATCTATTATTTGTGAATATGCCAATTTCCAATGTTTCAACAGGAAGTTCACAAAGTTATGACATGCAAATAGATGGATCTTCTGCTCTTAAAATTTACGGAATGGGCGCAACCAGTGCTTTAAAAGAAACTGCAGTGGTTGTAAACGCTCAATATTTTGCAATTGGAGATCCATGTACAAATGGATCATGGAGAATGAGAATTGATGCATCTGGAAACTTTAGTGTGGAAAAATTAGTTGCCGGAGCTTGGGTAGTAAAAGAAACTTACACATAATTTATGAGACAGATATTAAAATTAACTGGATCAGCAATAGGACCAAAATTAAATCTTATTGCATCAGGTCAAGAAGAAGGAATAACTTTTGATTTAAGTGTTATTCGTAATCAACAAATGAATAATGCTATAGGAGATTCAGGATCTATAGATTTGTCTGTAAATTCTTTATCAGGATCTGGGGCGTTAACTCTATCTGTAGCTAATCTTCCTTATTATTCTGGATTTCATAAAGAACCCAGTTCATGGGTTGTTGTGCCTACAACAGGGGGGTACACTCAATATCCAACATTTTGTCATAACATTGATGATGTAGCGAAAACAATTACACTTAAAGATAATTCAATTCGTTTTCCAGTTGGAACAAAAATCGCTCTTTATAATCCATTTCTTAATTATAGATTTTCTGGAACTCAAACAAGTTCTGCATCAATTGATACGGGGGATTTATCAGGATGGGGAGACAAATATTGCGGAGGAGGACCTTTATTTAAAGTTGGTTCTACATATAAGTGGTTATTCTATGCCTTAACTACTGGCACCCCATCTAATTATAATCAAATTGGATTGGCAACATCTACTGATGGCCAAACTTGGACTGTTCAAAATAGTGGGGGTGTTTGGATTAGCAGAACACAAGCAGACTGTTCAAGTTTAATTCCTACTGGTAATATAGGTCAAGTAGATGGAAGTTATTATTGTTTAGTATCTTGTACTAATAAAACTACTGGATTAGGAGAGGTAAAGATAATGTATTTTAATAGTGATGTATCTGCAATATCTTTTAGTTCTGCATTAAAAACAAATGCTGCTTCCGGTAGTATCGTTAAAGTAGGTAATAATTATCATATGCTTTATGTTGATATTTCCACAGGAATTTCATATAGAAGTATTATGGCAGCTAAATCAACAAATCTTGAAGGACCATATACAGATTATCAAAACATTGCTTATGCCGCGTCATGCCCTACTGGAGCATGCTGGGGGTCGGCGTGTGATAGTCCAAACATTTATAAAGTTGGTAATAAAGTATTCGGGGTGTTTGGTGCCCAAGGTGCTTCAGGAGTCTATTCTCATGGTTTAGGAAATGTTAATAGACAACATGTATTATTAGATTTTAATCCTATTACTGAAACCTGGTCAATTAGTCCAAAGGGTGCAGTTTTAATAAATCCATTGGATTGGGGAAATACAGGTTCTAGTAATTATTCTTGGGCTACTGATCATGATGGTCAAGGACAAAATCTATTTATAGATGGTAATACAGCATTTTTCAGCAATACATTTAATGCAGGAACTGATACATATGCTGCAACAATGACTATTTTACAAAATTTCAAACCAGTTTTAAGTAGAAAATTATTATTAGATGCAACAACTGGAGCGGCAGCTCCAACACCACCAGTTGCTAAAAGTTATGTAGTTGGATTATTTGCTAGAAATAATACCAATTATAATAATTATCTTTCATATGACAAAGGAGCTTCCTTTGCAATGAATCAAGATTTAAGTACAAAATCGACTGGATTAACATATTGGTCAAGCCAATATATTAGTCCCGATGCAAGCCATATGATATTATGCGGATATTCTGGTTCTACTAGATATACTGCATGGTCTCATAATTCTGGAGTGACATGGGACGTTAGTACGACAAACAACCCAACTGAATATGGAAACGTAAGATGTTCTGATGATGGAAATATAATGGCTCAAGGATCATTTGATAATGACGCTGCAAAAGGTATATTCTGGTCAAAGAATGGAGGGGCCACTTGGGCATTTTGGGAACCTTCTGTTGGAGCAGACAATAAAAAATACGTTAACCCACAAATGAGTGGAAATGGAAAATATATGTTATCAACATCTCAATATTCAACGTCTGCAGTTAAAGCAATAATGTCACCTAATTATGGTGATCAATGTTGTTATGTTGTTGATCAAGATAATCCAAGTTATCCATTCGATGATGCATATTTTCCATATACAAATAATACGATGTCGTATAATGGAAAATATCAAATAAACGCTGGTTATGGTGTTTATCAAAACTCAAGTGACTATGGATATTCTTGGTATTCAATCTATTCTGCTACAAAATCGACATCATATTACGTATTTCCAAGATGTTCTTCAGACGGAAAATATCAAGTTTATCAGCGATATATTGATAGTTCTATGTTTGCTAGTAGTGATTATGGAGTAACATGGAGTCAAATTGGAAATGCATACGAAGGTAAATGGACTAACTGGTATTTAAGTAATGATGGTATGAATATGATAACCTTGCGTCCACCTTCAAATTGGTCAGACAACTATCCAAAAGCTGTATGGAAATGTTCTGGATTTAATCTTGGATCTTGGACTAATACAAAAACTTTTGACGTATCAATATTAACTGCTGAAATGTCATCTGATGGTAGTTTATTTGTTGTGGAATTAGGTGATGGATCTATTTATTATTCAGAAAATGGAGGAACAACATTTACAAAATCATCGTTTGTAAATCCATTGGCCCCAACTACGTTTATGTATCTTAGAATAAATTAAAAATTAATGATATGGGAGTTTATCAATTACAAGAAGGAGATAGAATTAAAGTTTTTGAGAATGTAATATTTGAAGATTCGAGAGAATTAACTGGCGATGTTTTATTTATAGATGTTATGTCAGATGTATTCTTTATGACTATAGATTCTTCGTTAAAATTAAGTCCGGAAGATTCTGGAAGAAGATGTGTTCCAGGATCTGGCGGTTGGGAGAAAATATAAAATATATAAAATAAACTGTTAATATGGCATTTAGAACAGATAAAATAATTATTGGTCTAGCAGATTCTACTCTTGGATTAGATGTTAGCGGAAATGTTTTAATTTCTGGTTTAGCCGGAACAGGCACACGTATGGTTACAGTTAGTCCTGATGGATCATTAGGAACTGAATCCATAAGTGGTGATGCTTCAATCGATATGTACGGAATGTTTGGAGACGGCGCTGCAGGAAATGTCATATTAAATGCAAGTACTGTTTTAGATCGCGATATGAATTATAATAATTTAACAATACATTCAAATGTGTGGCTTCACACAGCTGGATATATTGTAAGAGTTTTCGGAACTTTATGTATTTCAACAAATGCTCATATTGCTTGTGATGGTAGTACAGGTGGAAATGCAACATCTACAGTTGGTGGTGTTGGAGGAAGCGCTCCATATCGTTATGATGCATCTACTTTTTATCCATTTGCAGGATGCGGATCAGACGGAGGGACAGGAGGAAGATATGCAAGTGCCGGAACAGGAAATGGAACTGGACAACCTGGTGGAATTTCTTGGGCTACAACTATAGCTAATACACCATATATTCTTATGGGAGGATCTGGTGGTGGTGGAGGTGGCCCCCATGGAACCGGAACAGGAACAGGATATTCTAGCTGGTTTTCTGGAAGCCCTGTTCCATTTAGAGGTGGGGTGGGTGGAACAGGAAGATCTGGATTAGGGACAGGATCATATCAAGCTCCATCAGGGGGTGGCGGCGGTGGAGGAGGTGTGTTAATAGTTTATGCTAAAACAATTAATAATCAAGGGTCTATTCATGCCAATGGAGGAAACGGCGGAAATGGATATTTTGCAAATACTCAGGGCCAAGGTGGTGGCGGCGGTGGTGGTGGCGGAGGAACTGTTATAGTTTATTATAGATCTACCACTGGATCAGGAGTAGGAACATTACAAGCTAATGGCGGAACTGTTGGATCAAATGGAACAGGGGGTGGAAACGGAAGTAATGGATATACTAAATCTTATCAAATATAATTATGGCATTAATAACTGATAAAATAGCAATAGGTAAAACTTCTTTAAGCGATTATGCCCTAGATGTTAGTGGAAACATACAAATTTCTTCATTATCTGGAGTTGGAGTAAGAGTTTTAGTTCCTGATATTAATGGAAATTTATCTACAGCAGCTGCACCAGGTGGTACTGTTGATGAAACGGGATTAGTATCAATAATGTTTGGAGACGGATCCAATGGAGATGTATCTATAGCATCTGGCGTTACGACATTGACAAAAGAGATGAATTATAATAATTTAACTCTAATGAATGGGGCTACATTAAATACTGCAGGTTATATAGTTCGAGTAAAAGGAGTATTAACTATGAATGCATATTCTTATATTTCTTGCGATGGTAGTAATGGAGCAAATGCTGCTCAAGCTGTTAGAGGTATTGGGGGTGGTTCTACTATGAGTGCTGCTAGATACCCTTGGCAATGCGTCCCAGGAACAGGTGGAAATGGAGGACAGTGTACATCTAGTGGAACAGCTAATTCTGCATGGGGATCAGGATCTACAACAATTGCTCCTAGTTATTTTGGGGGAGTTGGCGGCGCAGGAGGGGGTGGTGGTGCACATGGATCTGCAACCGGAGCTACTGCACCTACAAATGGTAGTACTGTTTGGGGAGGATGGAATGGAGTTAGAGGAGCAAGTGCAGGGACAACTGGTACAGGATATGCGTCTGGCGGTGGTGGAGGTGGCGGAGGTGGGTTCTGTGCAGTTTTTGCGAGAGAGGTTAGTTTAGCATTTAATAATGCAGGTTATATACAAGCAAATGGAGGAAATGGTGGAAATGGTTATTATTCTGCTTCTAATGTTTATGGTGGTGGTGGTGGAGGAGGAACAGGAGGTATTGCACTTTTTGTTTATCAATATAACCCAAAGGGATATTTTCCATATGTCCGATCTACTGGAGGTAGTGTTGGATTATATGGAACAGGAGGAGAAAACGGATACAACGGTGATGTAAGAATTTATAAAATTAATTCCCCGGAAATTAATATAAGCCCTACTTCTAGAAATTTTACGAGTTCAGGAGGGACTCAAGCTGTAAATGTTACATCTAATTTACAAAGTCTATCATGGCAAGCTAATGAAAACCAATCATGGCTTTCAATTAGTTCATCAACCGGAACAGGAGATGGAAGTTTTACTATTAACTGTGATCAACAACCTAATGGAGGTTCAGGAAGAAGCGCTACCATAACAGTTTTATGTACAAATAATTCAAAAGTTACTACTAAATATTTCTCAGTAACACAAGATAGTAGTGCTGTAGCTGCAACATTAGGATACGGATCTTACTATTCTACATCTTACTCAGATAAATATGACTATTATATGACTAATGATTGGTGTATGAATCCAGACGGGAGTATAGATGTTTCGTCAAATGGTAACTGGACTATTTCTCCAGCCTACGGCCAAAATAATTTTAATATTAGTCAATATAGTGGTTCTGCAGGAAATACATCAATTTATATGTGGTATACAGGACTTAGCAATCAATCTGCATCATGGACTGTCTATATAGGTGCAACCGCTGTAGCATATATTTATGTTAATTCACAAAGTGGTTGTTAAAAATAAAATATAAATATGGGATTAATAATACCAGATAAAATAGTAATTAATAAAGGATCTGATGATTCATCATTTTCATTAGATGTTAGTGGTTTTGCAAGAATTTCTTCTTTAGCAGGAACAGGAAAAATGATAGTTGCTGGATCAGATGGATCATTAGGAATTCAAAATCTTTCTGGTGGCAGTTCCTCAAGTGCAGGATATGTTGGATTATTTGGGGATGGATCTCTTGGAGATGCTTCTATAAGTGGTACTCTTACTCTTACCTCAGAAAGAAGCTATAAAAATTTACAGGTTTTAAACGGAGGAGTTATTAATACAGCCGGCCATATTTTAAGAGTAAAAGGAACATTAACAATAAATTCAGGAGGATATATCCGATGCAATGGGGAAGACGGAGGAGGGATATCAGGGGGGTCGGCTCCGTATACATCAGTTGCTAATCCAGAGTTTGGGGTTCCTTCGTCTGCAGGATACGGAGAGTATGGAGGAGATATTGGAACCTATGTGGGCTATCCTGGAAGCGGGGGTCTTGGAGTTTTGACAAATACCGGGGCACCTTATTTATTTAGATCTGGATCTGGAGGGGGTGGTGGCGGTGGACTTAGCGACGGTTATAGTCAAACTGCCACAAGCGGAGCTAATGTTTGGATGTTAGCAGGCCAAGGTGGTTCTGGAGGGTATGGTTATTATGGAGGAATAAACCCTGATCAGATTATTGGTGCCGGTGGTGGAGGAGGGGGTGGTGTTTGTTGTATTTATGCATATAAAATAAATAATGCCGGTGTCATTCAAGCTAATGGAGGAAAGGGAGGAGATGCCATGACAGGCCCATATAATAATTTTGGTGGTGCAGGAGGCGGTGGTGGAGGAGGAACCGTTATAGTTTATTATAGATTTACCATTGGATCAGGAGTAGGAACATTACAAGCTAATGGCGGAGCGGCTGGAAGTAATAATGGTGGTTATGGTTCTCCTGCAGTAGCAGGAACTAGTGGATTAACAATGTCATGTCAAATTTAAATTTAATAAAATGGACGAAATAACAGGATTTATATTAGATCAATCACTTAATCAAGTAGTACCGATATATGATCAATTTGATATGGATCAAATTAATCAAATGGCGAATGAGCGCGCTGCTATTTGTCAAGGATGTGAAAACTACATGCCAGTTCCAGATGATTTTGTTAAATGCAAATTGTGTGGGGCTTGTAAATTACAAACCAAAATAGTTAGAGTTTATCCTTTAGATGAAGAAGGAAAGGCTTATGATTATATTTTTCCTAATGGTCCAAGATATGTTTGTCGTTTAAAAAAATGGTAAAACAAATAATCAAGGGCTATATCTTATGGATTTGGTACTATCTGTATCGTCCATATCGGAATAAACAAAAAACCGAAGCCCAAAGAAGAATAGAAATTTGTGAAAAATGTGAATATTTTGAATCTACACGAACATGTGCATTATGTGGGTGTTTTATGGATATTAAAACCAAAATGCCTTTAGACCTTGACGAAGAAGGATTCTCTATTGATGGATGTTATGATCGTCGTTGGTAATAAAACTCTCTATCTGTTTAAACATATAATTATTAAATTTTAGCATAATGGACAAAAACCTATGTAGTAAAGTATTGTCTTTAGGGGGAGATATTATACCATTAGTAATTCCAAGTGAACAAACAAGAGGAACTGGTTTGATGAATCCCTCAATATTTAATGATAATGGTCAACTATATGTCAATATAAGACATATTAATTATACTCTATACCATTCAGAAGGCAATCAGTTATTTCAAAATAGATGGGGGCCTCTCGCTTATCTGCATCCTGAGAATGACATACATTTAAAAACTAATAACTTTTTTTGTTTTTTAAATGATAATTTCGAAATCACTAGATTTAACATGGTTAATATGACTCTTGATGTTTCCAATCCAATGTGGGAATTTCATGGATTAGAAGATGCTAGAGTAGTTAAATGGGATGATCAATTTTATATGAGCGGGGTAAGAAGAGATACAACTCCAAATGGTCAAGGAAGAATTGAATTATCAGGAATTGAAATTTTAGAAAAAGAAATTAAAGAAATATCAAGACTTAGGACAGAACCCCCGGGAATTCCATCATATTGTGAAAAAAATTGGATGCCAGTATTAGACATGCCATATCATTACGTCAAGTGGTGTAATCCAACACAAGTTGTAAAAGTAGATATGAGCACAGGACAATGCCAAACAACATTTTTAAGTCATATTATAATACCAAATCTTCCTGATTTTAGAGGTGGTTCTCAAGTGATTAATTGGATGGGATTAAAATTGGCAGTTGTTCATCAAGTTAATTTATTTCGAAATAAATTAGGGCAAAAGGACGCATCTTATGACCATCGATTTATTATATGGAACAATAATTGGGATATCGTTCATATATCGGAACCGTTTAAATTTATGACAGGAGAAATTGAATTTGCTTGTGGAATGGCTTTTTTTAACGACGATTTGTTAATTTCATTTGGGTTTCAAGATAACGCCTCTTATTTGTTAAAAATTCCTAAAAATAGTATCGAAGAAATTATAGGATTCAAACCAAATATTGATCAAATAGTTAGAAGGCCTAAATCAACATCAAATAATTCAAAATTTAAAACATTTCCTGAAAGTTATGTGGTAAGCTTTATTGATAGTAAAGATAGAAGAGAAATTTTAGAAGAACAGTTTGAAAAATATGGCATAAAAAAACCTATTCCAATTATATCTACAAAAGAATCCGATAGTAAAAATATTGTTACTGGAAAATTTTTAGATCAGTTAACACCATGGCATACAAATGTAACAGCCTCTCATTTAAAGGCAATTAAACAATGGTACAATAATTCAAAAACCCCTTATGCCTTATTTTTAGAAGACGATGTTACATTGGAAACTATCGATTATTGGAATTTTACTTGGGATGAGTTTATGGAGGGATTACCATCAGATTGGGACTGTATACAATTAACATGTATAAAAGAAAATTTATATGACGTTAAGTTAAGAAAAAGAGAATGGAATGATTGGTCTGTAACAGCTTATTTAATAACTCGTGAATACGCTAAACGTTTGATTGACGAATATAATAAAGACGAAAAATTTACACTTGAGATTAAAGATACAAATCTACTTCCTATTACAGAAAATATAATTTACTTATTAGGAAAAACATATGTTATCCCTTTATTTGCAGAAAATCCTTTAATAAAAACTACTTATGACCAAGAAAAATCAAATATTAAAAAATTAGATAAAGAACTTAAACTTCATGAGGAATCATCAAAATTTGTAATAAATTGGTGGAAATCTTATGGCAATCAATATAATATCAAAACATTAACGAATATAGGATATTCCCAATTATATCAAGATAAATTTGTTTTATCTTTATTTGAAAAAGATCATAAAGGAATTTATGTGGATATCGGATGTCAACTTCCTGATAAAATTAATAATACGTTACTTTTAGAAGAAAACGGGTGGTCCGGAATTTGTTTAGATATTGAAGATTATAATCAACAATGGAAAGATAGAAAAAACAGCTTATTTGTTCAACACGATGCAACCACATGCGATTACAAAAAATTATTCAAGGAACAAAAATTACCATATGTAATAGATTATTTAAATCTAGATATTGAAGGTAATGGATCAAGATACAAAGCATTGAAGAAAGTAATGGAATCAGGATATGAATTTAAAGTTATAACTGTTGAACATGATGCGTATAGAGGTTATGATTTAAGTGAAAGACAACCACAACGAAAATTATTATCAGAACGCGGCTATTTATTACTTTGTTCTGATGTATATGAAAATCTTCCACATTTTCCTGTGGAAGATTGGTGGATAAATCCTAAATACATGGATGAAAACATATATTTGAAATATAAAAGTTCTAATAAATCTGCAAAAGAAATACTTAAAAATAAAGTCTTATGATGGATATAGATTTAAAAACCTCTATACAAAATTTTATATTGTACCCTAAAGATCCTCTATGTAATTTTACTCTTGGTAAAAAATATGATGATAGGGGGCAAACTTCTTCAGCGGTATCATATTATTTACGGGCGGCTGAATTTGCAGAAGAAAGTTTATTGGCATATGAGTGTTTATTAAAAATTTCTGGATGCTTAGAAAAGCAAGGAAATCGAAATACAAGCTGTAAGTCATCTTTATTGCGTGCCATATCTTTGATGCCTAATAGACCTGAAGCATATTGGCAATTATCAAGAATTTATGAAATAACTAGAGAGTGGCATGAATGTTATGCAATTTCTTGTGTTGGCGAATCTCTTAATGATCAAAATTTTCAACCATTAAAAACTGATGTGGGGTACCCTGGAAAAGAAGTATTTACTTTTCAACGTGCAGTTTCAGCTTGGTGGGTAGGATTATATGATGAATCCATTTATTTATTTCGGAAAATTATTTCATCTAACTTACCTTCAAATTTTATACAGGCAGCAAAAAATAATTTGAATAATTTAGCAGGAACATATAAGAAATTAATCAAATATGAAAAGCCGATGTATTCGGAATTAAGATACAAATTTCCGGGTGCCGAAAATATTGAAAAAAATTATTCGCAAGTTTATCAAGATATGTTTATTCTTTCTATGTTAAATGGAAAAAGAAACGGAACATATATTGAAATTGGATGTTGTGATCCATTCTTTAATAGTAATACGGCTTTGCTAGAATTAGAATTTGGTTGGAATGGAATATCTATCGATATTAATCCTAATGAAATTAAAAAATATGAGAATGTTCGTAATACAAAAACATTATTAGCAGATGCAACAAAAATAGATTACGAAAAGCTTCTCGACAGTTCTGTATATGATTATCTTCAAGTGGATTGTGATCCAGCAATAACAAGTTTTACAATATTGCAACGAATTCCCTTTCACAAAGTTAAATTTGCAGTAATTACGTTTGAACATGACAAATATATTGATGAAAACCAGGAAATTCAAGATAAAGCAAGAAAATATTTAGAATCATTTGGATATATTCAAATAGTTAATAATGTTTCAGAAGATAACTGGAGCGCATTTGAAGATTGGTATGTTCATCCCGATTTGGTTGACGAATCCATAATTAAAAAAATGATGTGTATTTCAGATGAATCAAAACGAGCAGACAAATATTTTTTGGGTAAGATATAAAGGAGCCGTAAGGCTCTTTTTTATTATGAATAAATAAATAAAATAAATTGAACTAAATGGCTGACCCAACTCAAAATGTTAGTGGTTCAAATCCAGCATCACAAGAAGGTGGTACAGGTTCGCTCAAAATTAATTTGACCACAAATGCCATGGATGTGTTTAATCCAAATGCTGCATTAGCCGCTGTTCAAACTTATATGGGAATGAACAGTGTTGCCAATCAATTATTTGGAATAGAAGCTAGATGGTTTCGTGCGGTTCCTCAACAAAGATCGAAAGATATTATTTTCAAAGAATATACTCTTTCTTGTGTTGAAGAAGAACCGATTTGTTTAAGGGTTGTTGTTCCTGATGGGAATTTCCCAGATTCCAAATATCAATATGATTTAATGGGGCTTGAATATGAGGTTCCTACAGAAATTCAAATTGACAAAAAATACTGGGAACAAATGGCTGGATTTGGAACAGCCCCTCAAAAGAAAGATATTGTTTATTTGACAATGCCAAATAAATTATATCAAGTTGAATCTTCTTATTTAAAAAGAGCTTTTCTAGAACAAGAAACTACTTGGGTTGTTAATTTACGTAAATACATGCCAGAAGCATCCAGAAGAGAAGGGGACGCCCTTAAAGAAACTATTGATAAGTATACAGTTTCTGAACAAGAAATCTTTGGGGAACATCAGGAATATGAATACATCAAAAATCGCGATGATAGACAAATGTCACCATTTAATTCAACAGAAAGAGACAAATATAAATCAATCGATGCAAATCTTGAAATTCTTCCAAATAATATAGAATTTTATGGAACAATATTTGCTCAAGGATTTTATGATATGAGCACTCCTAAATTGTATAGTGCGGTTGAATATAAAAATCCTTCCGGAGATGAAATAAAAGAATCATATGATAGAGCTATAACTGCATGGATAATGCCTCAAGATGTAAAGGAAGAATATGAAGTTGTATGGATTCAGCCTGATTCAACCATTACTGTTCCAGCAAATTATAAAATTAAAATTAAAGGAACAAAAAGATTTCAAATAGATGATGTATTTACTATTTACCGATCTGAAGCGTTGAATTTCTATGCTAAAGTTATAGACGACAATCATGCCGCAACTGGAATCTACTGGTGTCAAATTGATCAGCCTGTTGTAAATTACTTAAATAGTGTTAGGGCAAACTGGAATACAATGACTGGATATAAAATGAAATTAAAATATCCTATTGTATTGTTAGATGGCCGAAATGAAACAAACACTGGATTTACAGTTAGTATAGGAGCAAATCAATTTGTAAAAATTAAATATGCATCTCAAGAATATATTGCTGTCATGCCTGAAAAATTGAATGATAATCAATGGTATGGGGTTGTTGTTAATATTGGAAACACATGGAATCAATATAACGTATACGTATGGGAACAAAATCCAAATACAGGAGGAGAAAAAATAAGGATTAAATTCTATGAAACTATGAAATTCAATCCTGAATATACTAAAGTTGATAGATATACATTAGATAAATGTCCAGCTTACATTACAAATATTCGTTTATTCAAAACAACTATTGAAGAAGAAAAACAACCAAAAGAATTATTATCATACTTTACAAAAGATTCTGATCAAGCACTTATCTTAGATAACGCAGACCATCACTTCCGTGCGCCTTATATCTCGAAACAAAGATAATGCGGATGCAAGATATATAAAATAAAAAAATGGATTTTGTTTATATTACTAAAAATAAAATAAATGGGAAAAAATATATAGGTTCTCATACTACAAATGAATTATATGATAATTATTTAGGAAGTGGAATTTTAATATTAAAAGCTATTAAAAAATATGGGAAAGAAAATTTTGAAAGACAGATTTTACAATTATGTGAGTCAAGAGAACAAGCAATAAATTTAGAAGAATTTTTTATTAAAAAACATAAAACTTTAATTCCAAAAGGATATAACATTAGTCCATATGGAAATGCAGCTTTTCCAGGAGAAAAAAATCCAATGTATGGAAAAGATTCTTGGAATAAAGGAATAAATATGACCAATGAAATAAAGGAAAAAATATCTAAATCTTTAATTGGAAATAAAAGAAGACAAAATAAAAAACACACTGATGAAACAAAGAAAAAAATTAGTGAATCTACAAAAGGAAGAATTCCTTGGAATAAAGGAAAAAAAATAACCGAAGAAACAAGAAAAAAGTCAAAAGAATCACACAAAGGACAAATTCCTTGGAATAAAGGAAACCAAGGTGTTTCATTAGAAACTAAAGAAAAAATGAGATTATCCAAATTAGGTAAACCCTCCCCAAATAAAGGCAAAAAATTTTATATTGACGAAAACGGGAACAAAAAAATAAGTAAACAAAGATAATGAAGGCAAAAACAGTAAACGAAGCTATTGGTAAACTTCTAAGACCTAAATCTCCTCAAGAAATAAAAGATGCATTAAGGAATATAAAAATTGCTTCTTTTAATTTAAAATCTTTCTTTAAAATAATTGATGTTAAAGAAGCTAACATATTAAAATATATTTGCGAAGAAAAATTTTCAAAGGACCCATATGAATTTGACGTGTGCCGAATCCCTGAATATGTAGAGAGTATTATAAATATAGCTTACAAACCCCAGTATCAATCTTATTGTAGCGAGATAGTATTAGATAAAACTGATAGAAGGGTCTCATCAATATATTACGACAGTCCATACAAAAAATTTTTTGAATATAATACTTATTTTAAGATAATAAGATTTGATGGAAATAGCGGAGGGTGGTCATATTATCATGCATTTCCACGTAAAGAAATAGTAAATATTCTATTTGCCATATCTGAGAATATATAATTTGTTAAAAAACTGTTAAGATGAAACTTAAAGAAGAAAGAGACGAACTAGAAAAAATGATAAACAATAGTTCGGAAAAAATAGGCAAAGAAATAACTCCTGGCGATGCCCCTGAACTTGCAATGGAGCCGGCCTTTCATATTGACTTTGAGCAATTACAAAAGGATTGTGAGAAAAGAGCAAAGAAAATGATTCATAATGCAACTGGATTTATGTTTTCTGATGATGTTGTAAAAGATAATTCATATTTGAAAAACAAGATGCAGGTGGACATCATCTCTTTAGCTGGTATGCTTTATCAATTATCTGTTAACGAGACCATGCAAAAAGCATTAATGGAAGAAGTTAGATCTGGCGCAATGCATCCCAGAATGTTTGAAGTTTTTGGACAATTATCAAAAACTATCGGAGATTTAAACAAACAACTTCTTCAAACTGTAGAAGCTATAAAAATCACTTATAGAGATCTTAAACAAGATATTCGTGAAAAGAATCAAGATATGGCAGCTCTTGGTCAGGGAGGTCTTGTCAAGAACGAAAAAGGAATACTCGCCTTAGGAACTAAAGAATTAATTCGTGAAACTAAGAAATTAAAGGCTGCGCAAAACGGGGCAATAGATATAGAGGATATTAAAATAGAATAAAATGGCCTCTGAAGTTATATGGACAACGAAATCGGTCCTTTCCACAATAAAAAAATTAAGACAAGGAGCTGATGTTGATTTAGGATGTTTCCATAATAGAAATCCTGAACTAAAAGCTAGTAATATTTTATTTCAATTAACTCATGAAGAAGAGGAAGAATTTATAAAATGCTCTTCTGACATTACGTATTTTGTTGAAACATATTGTCGGTTTTTAACAGACGCGGGCAGAACCACTGTTGATTTAAGGGATTTCCAAGAAGATATACTTGACACATTAGGAGAAGAAGAATGGATTCCTGCATTAAAAGATGTAGGGCCAAAGGTTCGTAACTTTATCCTAATGGCTTCTCGCCAGACTGGTAAAACCACCACCATCGCTGCTTATTTCGCATGGTACCTTTGTTTTCATACAGATAGAAACTTAGCAATCCTTGCTAACAAACAGCAAACAACTTTTGAAATTGTTAATAAAGTTACCGATGTTTTTAAAGGATTGCCATTCTTTTTAAAACCTGGTATTGAAAGTATCGGCGCAGGATTCATGAGATTAGATAATGGTTGTATGTTAACTTCTCAAGCCACAACAAAAACAGCTGCGATCGGTTTTGCTATCCACGTACTATATATTGACGAGTTTGCCCATATTCAACAAAATATTGCAAGAGACTTCTGGAGATCTGTTTATCCTACCCTATCTTCTTCATTAATATCACAATGTATCATATCATCTACACCATATGGTCAAGATAATTTATTCTTTGAAATATGGGATAAAGCGGTTAAAGGACTAAATAGTTTTGTTTGGAAACAAGTAAACTATTGGGAAGTTCCTGGACATGATGATGAATGGGCAGCAAAGATGCGTAGAGACTTTGGGGAAGACGAATTTGCGCAGGAATATGAATTAAAATTCGATATTAAAACTAATAACCTCCTTGAAGGAAGCCAATTAAGTTGGCTAAAAAAATTAAGTCAAATTTATTCATATGAATATAAAGAATTAGAAAAAACAGATTTAGATTCAGAACTATATGAAAATTTACAATGGAGAAAGGATTTTGATCCCAATAAAGATATTAATAATAAAACAGATAGATTTGTTATCTCCATAGATTTAGCTGAAGGAAAAGATATTGATGAGAAAAAAGATAGTGACTATAATATTGCCTCAATACATCAAATTAAATTAAAAAGTTTAGTTCAATTAAGAAAATTGAGAAGAGATGAACAGCGAATAGAAAATATGTTTCGTTTAGAACAGGTTGGGTTATATCGTGATAACATAAAAGATGAAAATGTACTAGCAAAAGTGACAAAGGCTATCGTTTTTGATCAATTTAATGAGGAAGTATGCAAACTTGTTGTTGAAATGAATTTTAATGGGAAGGCTTATTTGGCTGAGTTTTCAAGTCATGAAAAATTCAATGATAATATTGTTATGAATTCATATCATACTGCTCCGATTCCCGGAGAAAAACCTCCTCGAAAGAAACCGGGATTTAAAGTTAGATCAGACAAAGAATATTTTTCCAAACTAGGTAAAAAATTAATTGCACAAAAAACATTAGTTCCTACACATGAAGAAACTTATCATGAATTTAATGCATTTGGAAAAGATAAAGAAGGAAGATATAAGGGGATTGCTCGCCATGACGATACTGTAATGGCTGAGTTGAATTTAGCTCGTCTCTACGCTGAATCTGAGTATGGTGACTGGCTTTATGATTTCCTTGACGAGATGCCAGATTGCAAAGAAAAAAAGTATGCTCTTGAAATATTAAAAGAACCATATGACGAAAATGAAATAAGTGATGAATTATTTTCTTCTATGTTTGTGGATGAAGATCCAAAAAATAAAATTGAACAAATTTTTAACGTAAATAGCAAGCAACATTTTAAATATAGACCAGGAAAAACCTTCTAAATGAAAAATCAATTTTGATCACTTAGAATAATGATATATAATAAAAATACGGGAATTATTGATAATGCGTATTTGAATAAATAATAAAAAAATAAACTCAATAATATGGCTAAACTTGCACTAGATCTTTCTCAGTTTAAATCCGCGGGAGTATATACAATCGAGATTGACCAATCTGAAAGAATCGTAGTTACTACACAGTCATTGAGATTAGTTGTAGGATTCTCAAAAATTGGACCATTTAATACGCCAGTATTTATAAGATCAACCAGAGATCGCCAAAAATATTTTGGTGAGATCGATCTTAAACTTGAAAGAAAGGGATCATTCTTCCAGAGATCTATCGATACTTGCTTGTTACAAGCCCCAGTATTCGCACTCAACCTATTGAGAGCAAATCAGAATCCTGACACATCAACAAATATGGATCAGGTTGCATTAATTGCTCTTTCTGTTGACTCAAATACTTCTGTTCAAGAAGATGATCTTGAAAACATTCAAATGGATCTCTATATTAATTTCTTTAACAGGGAAAGATTTTGGAAATCGGATCCTGATTATTTACAGGGAATTGTTCAAAATAAGTATGGAGCAGCTAACGCGGAAAGCGCACCATTACTTCAGTTGGCAAATGTCGGAACAAGAGATTTATCATTTATTGTAAGAAAAGCCGTT